ATAGTCAGGCTAACCAGTATATGCATAAGAGTTTTGAAACCAAAAAGCTATTGTTCCCAGGAATAAATACGGTCAAGATGCAAGCGGCAATGGCTATTGAAAATCTTGCCGGAATAACAATCGATACCTACGAAGATATTGTTCATAATATCGAAGAACTGAAAAATGAATTATGTGCCATCAAAATGACATCAACCCCAACCGGAAAAGAAAAGTTCGAGGCCCCTTCTGTTACAGAAATAAGCATATCTGAGGGTAAGAAAAAAACCCATAAGATGCGAAAGGACAGGTATACTAGTTTGTTGATTGCGCATAGATACGTGTACGACAACGATATAACTCCCCCGCCACCAATAAATTATGATGATGTCCCCGGCAACATAAGGGCTGTCCGCGTAGATCCGTCAGAGGGCATGTATCGTGGACCAGGAATTGGTGGGTTTAGAAATGCAGACTGGGCAAGAACCAGCAATGTCGCTGCTGTTAAACGCGGAGAGGTGTATAATCAATAGAACTGTAGTCGGACTATAATCGCACCAGGAGATATCAATGTCTAAGAAAAAGATCACTACTAAGTCTATTCCGGTAGTTAAGCCCACCAAGGACAATCAGTTGTACACCAAAGATTTTAATAAGGCCGGTAGTGTAGATGATCCTTTTATTATACGAGCTATTGGATCATCAAATAGTGTCCATCAGAGATCGGGATACAACAGATACGACAAAGACAATTCGCGTTTGGAAGACAGAATTCCTACAGAGCACGGAGATATAATCATTGGTTGTCAAGCCATTTATAGACGAAATGGCATGGTAAGAAACATCGTCGATCTTATGGCCGACTTTGCTTCAGAAGGGATAGAACTAGTCCATCCAGTTCGTGCTCAACAGCATTTTTTCCAGGAATGGGCGAAACGGGTTAAGTTACAAGATCGCGTTCACGATTTTATGAGGAATATGTTGCGAGACGGAAATGTTATTGTTCATAGGAAGTTCGGGTTTTTATCCAAACCGGCGCGCAAACAGTTTATTAAAGCCGAAACAGATATAGAAATCGACAAACCAGATAGGGTTACAAAAGACAAGAAGTCAACAAATAAATGGATTATTCCGTGGAAATACGTATTCATATCACCAGCCATTTGCAAAAAAGGGGGCGGCACACTCGCTCGTTTTTATGGCGACGACACAATTGTAATGGCGATATCACCAGATCTTCGTCGTGCTATCGCAGATCCAAGAAATGCGGCTGACAAAGAACTAGTTAGTAAGCTACCATCGGACATCATTACAGCAGCGAAAAATAAGAAGGGCGAGGTTGTCCTAGACCCGAAAAGAACGTATGTATCATATTACAAAAAGGACGATTGGGATGATTGGGGTACCCCATTCCTATATTCTGTACTAGAAGACATAATGCTTAAGGATAAGATGCGATTAGCCGATATGGCCGCATTGGATGGAATTATTAACGTGATACGCGTTTGGAAACTCGGAAAGTCCGACAAACAAATACTGCCAACCAAAACTGCGGTTTCTAAGTTGATAGGAATATTGCAAAACAATTGTGGCGGCGGTGCAATGGATATTGTCTGGGACGACATGATCGATTTACAAGTCGAGTATCCACCAACAGATAAGATTCTTGGAGACAGTAAGTACAAGTCAGTAAATACGGATATTGTTAGGGGTCTTGGTGTGCCAGATGCCCTTTTGGGTGGCACAGATATGACTACCAGGAACGGACAAACCGCGTTCGTTCAATTGAAGACTCTCGTAGAAAGACTAGAGTATATACGATCAAAAGCGTTAGAATGGCTAGAGACAGAACTTAATCTAGTGACCAAGGCAATGGGGTTTAAGCGAATGCCGACCATCCGTTTTGGCACCATGTCCCTACGAGATGAGGCTGCTGAAAAGGCTCTGGTGGTTCAATTGCTTGATCGTGGAATCATATCAATAGAAACCGTATTGAAGATATTTGGCCACGACTTCGTGATTGAGCTAGAAAGATTGAAAGAGGAGCAGGATTTGCGCGATGCTGAAAATCCGGTTCTTGAAAAAACTGGTCCATACAATAGACCGTTCAGCGTCATGGATCACCAAACAGATAACGCCATTAGACTAGAGGAAACTAAGTCTGGCGGTACTGGCGGGGGGGACAATCCGTTCGGAGACCAGCCAAAGAACGATTCTATCTCGCCGAAAAATGGTAGGCCATCTAATAAGCCGAGCACCAAACCAAGAGATACTAGAACTCCAAAGACATTAAGTTATGTGTATGAAAACATAGCAGAAACTCTTTTGGATGAAATTGATAAATGCGTAGACCCTATGTTTTTATCGTCAAAGGGAATTAATAACATAAGAAAAGCTTCTGCTACGCAGCGAGTAGAACTTGAAAATATAAAATGGTCCATATTATGTTGCTTGTTACCGACAGATAAGGTTACAGAGGAAACAGTAACCGCTGCTTTGACAAGAACATCTGATGATATGGTGGTGTTGATAGACAAAACATATAGAGAACTATATAGCGAGTTCATGTCTATTGTTTCAAAACAACCAACACTACCGGAACGAAGACGACTTATGTCTACTGCATGGGCTATACATGCTATAGCGAGGGATAACAATGAACATAGTTGATATATTCAACAGAGCAGTAGCACTATTTGGCGACAGATCGTGGCCAGACGAAGCATTTGTGGTAGAGGCTGGCGCAGAGAAGGACGATAATGGCAAGACCCTACAAAAATATCGTCACCTGCCACACCATGCCAAGACGGTAACAGATCCAAATGATAATGAAACGGTAGACCTACCACACCTGCGAAATGCACTGGCTCGTGTAAATCAGGTTGAACCAGTTAAAGAAAGTGCGACTAAATTTCGTAAGCGAGCACAATCACACCTTGCTCGTCATGCAAGGGCGTTGCTTAAAACACACAAAGAAGAGGCGGAAAGGTTAATTAGGGAATTTGAGTTAAACACCGAAGAATGTGGAGGTTAGGATGGCAATTATTAGTATTGCAGTTGACACTAAAAGCAGGGAAAGTGTTGTAACAGTCGATGGCCAAATCGTTGCTACCAAGGGTTTTATGGTCGAAAAGTATGTTGATGCAGACGGCGTATCAAGATTGTCTCTTTCATATTGTAAGGACGACAAAGAAGAGAGCGGCCTTGATCGTGTAACATATTGGTATTTGCCACAGCCAGAAGAGACACAGGCGTCTGTGAACGAGCATGGACTAGCTGAGCGCAAAGATCCAACCCCATCAGAGGTGGCTGATAGCATAGCATCATTCGTCATGAATCCTCGTTAAATCCTTATAACCAAATATATTGATGTTTGTTGTGTGTATAAAACTATGAGGAAACTATGGGTACAATACCAATTTACCAATCAGAGATAGACGCCGGAATTGGTAGTTCTATTGAAAAATCAATTGCTTCTGTTGATGGATTGGTTTGTATATCAGATCACAGATGTGAGTCCAGCGATTTCGATAATATAATAAAGAAGCTGCTTTCAAGCGCGGACTTACAAGAGGTTGTGAATGATATAAACCAGCCCGATCTAGCATATATAACATCGATTCTTGTTAGTACAGGTTGGAACAAAAACGATGACGTGTTTTTGCCAGCAGAGGTTTGGTCTGCACGTCAAAGCCCAGTACACAAGCCTATTAATATTGGACACAAGGATGCTGAAATTATTGGACACATGATAAGCAGTAGGGCGGTAAACAAGGATGGATCTGAAATAGTAGACGACAACGCACCGGAGACATATGACCTTGAGGTTGTCGGCGTTTTATATAAAGATCTTCCGTCGTGCAGAGAAAAGATTGAGGCCATTTTAGAGGCGGCAAAAAATGGCAAGATTTTTGTTTCGATGGAAGCTTGGTTTGATGATTTCGCATACGCCATGATTAATCCTGCAACTGGTGAGAGCAAGGTCGTCGAAAGAAATGAACAGACCTCATTTTTAACTAAGTACTTGAGAGCTTATGGTGGCAAGGGTTTGTATGAGAATATCCGTATCGGGAGAGTGTTAAAGAATATTGTTTTTGCTGGTAAGGGTATTGTTAGTAACCCTGCCAATCCAGAGTCAGTTATTAAGGAAGTGGCTGCTAAGGTTGCCGCAAACGAACAAGTAGGAGGTATGGAAATTATGGCTGAAGAGAGCGTTGATATCCAGGCTCTTCAGAACAAAATCGATGAGGTGACTAAGATAGTAGAAACCAAAGACATTGAGATTGCTGCACTGACGCAGAAGGTTTCTGAATCTGAAGCCAAATTGGTTGATGTTCAAACGAAGCTGGACGAAGTGAGTGCAAGACTTCTTGAATCCGACAAGCAACTCGCAGAAGTAACCGGTCGTGCCGATACAGCAGAGGCCGAATTGGTTAGTATTCGCAAGAATGAGTTGGCGCGTCAAAGATTAACAGAACTCGCCAAAGTTAAAAGCATTTCTGATGAGGCTGAAACGTTGGCCGAACTTCGAGAGATGAGTGACGAGACATTTGCCTTAATCATGAAATACGCTGGTGAAACCAAGGCAGAGGTAGTGACAGAAAAGACAGATGATTCTACTAGCGCCGAAATTCTTGAGAATGTCAAAACAGAGGAAACACCGGACTTGCAAGGTGGTAATGGTGAGACAGAGGTAGTGTCAGTCATCAAAGCTGCCAAGGCAACCGCTGAATGTTTGTTAAAACGTAATAAGGAAATTGAGTAAGGGAGGTAACAGAAATGGCTCTAAAACCAGATCGCGATTACAATGCGATGGATGACATCAGCTTTTTCTGGACTGATACCGCCGCAACAGTAGAAAAGGGCGGCTGTGCAAGTCTGGTTACAGCCGGATCAGGCGTATCGCTCGACGATACGAACAACGTAGTAGAATACGCTGCTGATCCGTCAGGTGCTGTCCCCAAGGGTGTGATGCTAGCAGATGTTGCTGTGTACACACCAACCACAAGGTTCCATCGGAACTTTGACAATGGCGAAGTCCTTCCAGGCGAAAAGGTCTGCCTGATTAGGAAGGGCTGGGTTGTGACCGATATGATCACCGGCACACCAACAGCAGGCGGCGATGCATATCTGGGGGTCAGCGGGTACTTTGCCACTGAGATGCCCTCAGGTAGCTATTCAGTCGTCGTTGGCAAGTTCGAAACGACCGCAGATCCAGATGGTTTCGTTAAGGTCTTTGTTGATCTATAATAGGAGGGAAAACCAATGAAAGACAACAAAATTATTAAGCCAGACGAAAAGATGACCGCCCTCCTGAAAGCCACTGGCTCGCAAGATCAGGCTGAGGCTGTCAATGCTATGCGGGCGTTGGCCCAGGCACTAGAGGAACCTTTGCGTCAAGGTATCCTTCCTGGCGATATTTTCAGTGACATTTTTACGGTAGAGAATCTTGATCCAAGTGCTACCGCAGAATATCCACTGGACTTTTATCAACCAGGAATGGAAAACGACTATGTTGCTTATTCGCTACCCCAAGAAGGCGCTGTTCCACAGCGACATATTGGCGGCGATTTGGTAACCGTACAAACATATGATATCGGCAATGCGATTGACTGGCTGTTGAAATATAGTCGTCAGGCTCGCTGGAATATCGTGGCTCGTGCCATGGAAGTTCTCGAAGCCGGTTTTGTTAAGAAACTCAATACCGATGGCTGGAGAGTTTTGCTAGCCGCCGGTGTTGGTCGCGGGATCTTGATTTATGATAATGCTGCTGCTGCGGGACAGTTTACCAAGCGACTGGTTAGTCTCATGAAGACCAGTATGCGGCGTACTGCTGGTGGCAACTCTGCGTCAGAAAATCGTGGTCGTTTAACTGACCTATATATCTCGCCAGAAGCACTTGAGGATATTCGCGATTGGGACGAAGACGAAGTTGATGACGTGACTCGTAGAGAAATCTTCACCGCACGAGATGGCATGATTAGCCAGATCTACGGCGTAAATCTTCACGATATCGACGAACTGGGCGAGGATCAGGAATTCCAGAACTACTTCGACGACGTTCTTGGTGGTTCTATGGGTACCTCTGATACCGAAATTGTGGTTGGTCTTGACCTGAGCAAGAACGATTCGTTCGTTATGCCGGTGAAAGAGCCCCTGTCGGTATTCGAAGATCCCGCATTGCATCGTCGACGCAGGGCTGGACTTTATGGCTGGATGGAAGCCGGTTTTGCATGCCTAGATGAACGGCGCGTATTACTGGGCAGCTTCTAATCTAATCATAAATTAACTAGGTAGTTAAGAAAGACCCATCAATTATGGTGGGTCTTTTTTTGTGTATAACAAGGTGATGAATAGTCCTTTTTTGAATAATGCGATTGTCAGGTTATATAATAACGGTTTAAGCTGCGCTGATATAGCTGAAATAGACGGAAGAAGCGAGAGCACTATCAGATCAATATTATTACACAACGGCGTTGTATTAAGATCTAGATCGGATGCTAATAAAAAAGTATCTGATACAAGACTAGTATCATTATACAATATGGGATTATCTTGCTCGCAGATTGGCACATTACTAGGAATACACCCAACTACGGTTATTAAAAGATTTCACAGAATAGGGTTTCCTCTTAGATCAAATATAACCGCTATGGCTATTTCTTATTCAGACGAAGAGTTTAATGCATTTTTTTGCAATAGTGCCTTTACCGCAATGTTAACCGAATAAAGTGGGGGCCGCAAATGGCATTGCTTAGAGCTAACGACTGCGTATCATATGCTCGGTTTGACGGGGCAATTGGTCCATACGATCACAAAAATAACATAGCACTAAGCGGTGCTATTGCGTTTGGATCTGGCGTTTTAGCCCAGTCGTTTCTTGGTGCTGGCGCAAGGACATACTTTGGTGCCCAGACAACATTTGGATCAGGAACAATATCTTCTGCCTCGGTATGCCAGTTGGATACAAACAAAATATTAGTTTGTTACGCCGATAGTAGTGATAATAATTATGGAAAGGCGGTCGTTGGGACCATTACTGGAGATTCAATTTCTTTTGGTTCGACAGCTACATTTCTAGGTGCTGGTGCGGCATCCCAGATTAAAGTATTGGCACTGTCTGCATCTACTGCAATTGTTTGTTATCAAGATGGGTCAGCTAGCGAACATGGATTAGCAAAAATATGTTCTATTTCAGGTACTAGTATAACACCGGGTAATTCAGCAGAGTTTTATTCTTCATTTGGTAATTTCGCCGCAATGGATGTTACCAAAATCCATTCCAGTGGTTTTGTTGTTGTATATAAAGATAACGCAGATAGCGAACACGGCAAGGCTCGTGTTGGAACATTCGATGGAACGAATATCTCATTTGGTGCAGTCACGGACTTTTTATCTACCAGTATAGCCACCAACATATCTATTACATCGACAACTGCGTCCCAGGTAATAGTTGCATATACAGATAGCAATACTGGAAATAGTGGAAAAACCAAGGTTGGCACCATAGTTGGTAATGTCGTATCGTGGGGAAGTGCAACCACATTTGATTCGTCTGGCCCAGTATCTAACGTGGCTATATCAACCATAGGCTCGACTATTGGTGGAGACCATAGAATACTGGTTACTTGGTATCGTGGACAATTTGCTGGAACATGGCCTCATGGTGCGTCAAGAAGGGGTGTGATTTCTGGTAGCTCTTTATCGTGGGATACTTCTTACACCCAGATAGCATATGCGTACAATTTATTTTCAAAGCCATCTATTATACGGATAGATAACGACACCGTTGTCGTGGGCTTTCAAAAGACATATGGTTCTGTTTCTGTTGGACAAACTAACTCAATAGGCAATCTAGTATATTGGTCTCATCCAGATACGTTTTATCCTCTTGAGTGCAATGACACGCTAATAGCTAAATGTGACGGAGACAAATTCGTTGTTGGAAGTATAGATTCCAATAATATTGGAAGACTATGCGTCGGAAATATTGTACGCGAAGCCAAAATTATGTCGACTAGTTCTTCTCCAAAATCGGCTATTGGCCAAAGCGGGATAGCTGTCGTCGGATGGTACAAGAACCCGTCAGCGGGGTCTTCCAGGACAGAAGTAAGTCGAGGATATGACGTAGGCATTATTCCAACACACATTACGCTTGGTTCTGGAACTGCGGTATCTTATTGGAACGACACTTCAATTAGTTATTTGTTGGGTCAACTAAACGATGGAAACAAACACTTTTTATCTATGTATTTTTCTCATATTAGTGGTGGAACATGGAATCTTGAAACATCGATAGACGGAAGCGGATACGTATCACACGGCATACAGGATACAGGATACACGCCAATCGTAAATAACAACACCCCATTGAGCTACACGAATAGATCGTCTACTCTCAGTAGTTGGGTTGATGAAAACACGATATGGTTTACATCACCAAGATTTACCGACTATCAAACAGTGTCGATGTACGGATTAGCTGGTAGTGGCTTACAACTAAGTTCGTATACTGATGCAATTGAAATTAACTACAGTGGCGTTGTACCAATGACGGTATATGGACCAACACAAATTACCAGCGAGCTAACATGTTTAGTAAAAGCACAGGATTTACCATACGAAATAAGTGGCGCTATCTTTTATCACCCACTTGATGATAAAAAGGAATGGATTAAAAAACAAGAATGGTATGGTCCAGGAGCATTTGTTGATGGTCAAGTTAGTGGTGCTCTTTCTTTTGACTTATCTCAAAATTTTTCTATACCATCCTCCGGAGCAATTAGAATAGGCGTTACGTATGCGGTGCCATATATTCGAATATCGCCGACAGACACAGATAGGGCTATTACACTAACCGGAGGCGGAAGTCAGCATAAATGGATGGGCATTGCCGCATCAGGTGGTATCGTCACAAGCGGAATCGAGCTAAACACAAATCTTACCGCCGCGTCATGCTTTAGCTTATCGTCGCTGGGTGATGACAGAGCGTTTTCATTGTCATCATTTGGTGGTGGCAATTATGCGTTTGTTGTTAAAATGAATCCAGATCTTAGTATTACATCTGGAACAAGATTTTATCCGACAACTTTTGATGGCATAAGAATGTATCCATTTAATACAATTTGCTTAAGGGCTTCTGGCGGATATGAACAAAACATAGTCGCTTCGTTCTTAAATTCAACAAATCAAACCAATATTTATCTTTATACAACATCTGGAATGTATGTTACAGGTAGAGCATCAGGCACATATAATGGTTGGAATTATGGTCAAACTCTTCCAGTTATAACCAAAATAGACGACAGCCATTTTGTTGTATGTCACGGAAGACATAATAGAATGAACGTCGTGCGACTAAACGACGATAATTCGTTTACCTATGGACGAGATGTTAGAGATTATTCCATGCCGCTTACTTGTTATTATTCGTATTTACTAAATCTTGGTGGTGGTAGCGGAATATGGGCATATCCGCACAAAATTAATACCGTCAATAAAAATGCATACGTACCAGTATTGTTAACTAGTACCGGAATTACTTTAGCGAATCCACCAGAATCAACACAATATTCTAATCTAGACATGGGGTATGGGTTTTATGGATCGCCAAGTTATGATGGAACTATCCCAGACAACCTGATGTGTAAGATAGATGACACATCTTTTGTGACTTTCAATGCGACACTTGCATCTCATCAATGGTATTGGTTTAGGAATGGTCAAAATGGAATTTCGGTAATCACGTCTGGGTTGTTGTCAGCAGAACCAATGGGAGGTACTGACGACAGGGCCGGTTACCCAACTGTATCGCCACTAGATCCCGGTGGCGCATTATTTGTGTGGCGAAGACTTAGTGACAACGCTGGTGTTTGTCGATTTATTGCCATACAAGATTCACTACCGATTTCTGGTAATTTATCAGTGTTTACATCAAATGCACCAAAATTCATCACAACGATAAACCACGGCATATCTGGTGCAATTATTTGTTATAATGACGCCACCGACTCTAGTAAACTAAAGGCGACATATGCATCGGTCAGTGGACTTTCTATGAGCTTTTCTTCTCCGATCACGTATAGCAGTGGTCGTTCTGATAATTATAGTTGGACACAAAAAATCGTTAATATCGACACAGATAAATTCGCTGTGTTCTATAACAATGCAGATGGACAAGCAAGCTATTGTTTATTGACTGTGAGTGGAACATCCTTATCATGTGGTAGTGGAAATACTTTTGACACAGGGACTACGAGTTCGTCTATGGTGAATCTAAATGCGATATCTCTTGACAATAATAGATTGGCTATTTTTGGGTCTCGAAATTATGGCGTGCAAGGATCTGGTTTTGTTGGAATAATAGCTAATGTTAGCGGAGATACGATTACATTTTCTCCAACGCAGACAACTATTGATGCATATAACAAATATTCGTCATCAACGTATTCACCATGTTGGAGAATGTCTCCGATATATAATAATGGACAACTATATTTATCGTGGTGTGACAATACCGTATTGCAGTCTGAGGCTCAGGGATATGCTATTGCCCAACTAGGCACAATAAGCGAAGATGTAATTGGCGTTTCCGGAAATAGCCTATTTGGAAGACAGGTAGATACGGAAGCATATACTGAATTGTATTACGGAATATGTAGACTCAATAATAATACCATACTCAATAGTCAATGCCAGCCGGGCACTATAACGCAAACATATCCAGTGTGGTTTCAGCCACTAAGAATAGATGTGTCTGGACTAACCATCACCCCAATTCTAGACCCAACACAGGAAACACCGGCCCCTGGCGTTAGCAATGACGTGGCCACACTATCAAATAATAGAGCAATCTACGCTGGTTATTCGTCCAGTGCCGTTGGGTTTGAAGCCACATGTGTTAATTTTGACCCAGTAAGCGGGATAATTAGCGTTGGTAATTATCTACCAATATCATGGCCAATATCTGTTAGACCACATATTGTTAATGTGGGGGAAGAAAGAGCGGCATATGGGGTTGTGTCTAGTTTACCTAACAATCGCTTACATGTTGGCTGGATATATGCAGGATTATCTGGTGCCTTAATAGCACAAGACAGCAACCAGTACCAAAGCGCAATAGACAAAGAACAATTCATGCTCATGTTATGGAGTAAAAATCCATCTATCAGTGGTTCTACATTCTGGGTTGAACGAGATGTCAAAATACAATTACTAGATAATAAGATTCGTTTTGGAACGAATACCGTTGAATGGAATACTCCTGAATTATCAGGATTATTGTCAACCATCAATAATGGTCAACCACACTTTTTGATTGTAGATATACAACACTCTGGCGATGGTATATGGAATCTGCGCACGTCACTAGACGGCACTACATGGATCAACCATGGTATTCAAACCAGCGGGGTAGAACTGCCGCCATCGGGTAATTCAAACGCACAAATATTCATGTCTCCTAAGAGAGAATACGCCCCATCGATATGGCTCGACGAGGTATATCTATATGCTGGTCCAAAAGGGATCGATCTAAATACATTCGAAATTGAAAAGGCTTATAGTCTAGGCGCTGTTAAACACATTGGGTTAGATAGATATGGTGATAGCCCAGCATCTATCACTGGGTCGATGGATGTATTTCTAAAGAGTGCGTGCCCATTTATTTCCTCGTCTGGCGCTGTATTTTATCAAACATATGAAAGATATTTTGATGCCTCTAGTAGCGGCAACGCCCACGAGCACATACTTGGAGAAGGGTGGATTCCATCTACTCCTAGTATGGCCGCGTTCACATCGGGCGTAGCCGGATCTGGTGGATTACAAACAGCGAACGGATCACTGTATTGGTATGAGCCAAGCGCCACTACACAAAGAGACAGACTATATGATGGTCAGGATTATACATTTGTAACATGGTGGGACTGTAATCGTGGTGCTGGTGTGTCTAATGATTACGTTGGTGTTGGTCAAAATTCGCCACCATATCACGGGATAGTTGTTCAATCGTCTGGGCTTAGTGGATTTGTTCTTGTAGCAAAAATCAATAATACAGAATATCCAATAACTACCCACTTGATTGATACTCAAAAATCCAAAGTATTTGTTGCTGGTAGAATTGAATTTAATCCAACAGAATTAATAGGATTGTTGTCTATTGATGGATCTCCATGGGTTTCTGGTTCGACGCCATATGTTGGCACAAGAAATAATGTCTCAACTAGATATGGAGTCTCAACATACATAGCTCCTGGTCCAGACAGAACGTGCATGGTTGATGAGACGATACTTTGGAAAAACATTGACAGGTTTAGTGCATACGAACTAAACGCGCTATATATGCTTGGTCTTCAAGGGTTGACCATTGCGTGTAATTCAGCAGATGGTTTTGATCCAGTAGAAGTAGACGCCTGGGCTCCACTATTTATTGGATCTTTGTCTAAGAACTCAGAAGTGCCATTGTATATAACAGGACCAAAATGTCCAATCGCATTTAGCGGACTAATATATTATCACGAGTGTAGTGCGGATAATCTTGAATGGGTGAAAGGAAAAGAATGGTCTTTATCGGGGGCTATTCATGTTCCATATTTCATCAACGAGGGAATATCCGTTTCCGGTGGAGACACAGGGTTTTATTCGTATGTAGATACAGATTATCAAGACCCACGAGATTTATGTAATCTTACGTCATTGTGCTGGATAAGCGGCGTACAATATTCGCCAGTCACTTGTGATTTTGGATGGTTCAGCGGTATTATTCCAGTCAATTCAGTTGGTTTTCAAACCGTAGGAAGCGGTGTCGGTTTTATATTGAACTCTAGTGGAGTTTCGTGGTCGTCTGGTACATACTATGCGTTACAATACAACCCGACCCTTGCTCTTGCGAGAACGGAGTTTAGTGGTGGAGTTGCTACGTCATTATTGAGTATTGATGGCAATCCATGGGTAGATATGGGTCAGATATCAATATCTACGTTTGATAGCTCAGGTAATATTATTGGCGCAAAATTGTCACAGGCGCACCCGAGCGGAGAACTCAATGCCGACGAAATTGCCTTGTGGGGCAACATAGATAGATTTACGCCATATGAGCTTCAACAATTATATTATCTTGGTATGCATTTAAGGAAGCCGTTATATGAGTTTCATGATATATTTGACGGTTCTGGATTGCATATAGAAACATATTGTCCATTATTTATTTATCATTCAGAGATAACGAGTGGTAATTGTGACTTATTTATTGACGGTAAAAATACATGTTATAATTCTATAGACCTATCCATTCCATGGTTCACATCGTATTCCGGAATACCATATCCGCTTAATGCAATATATGCGCATCCATTAAACGACTTAAGAGAAAAAATTATAGATGTTGACTGGTCTGGCGTTGTTGCCGGATTTGTTGACAGCGACTCTGTTTCTGGACTAAGGCCGTCTAGTGCGATTGGTAGTAGTAGTGGATATCCAAGTACAATTGGCGCTGGAACGCTAACATGGCATATGACGGCTCTTAGGCCGATAGACAGCGGATTATATATTAGTACTGGTCGTGGATATACGTTAACGACAACAAAAGAATATGGGTCTCCGTCGTATATATACCTGACAAATTCAACATCGTCAGGAATAGCATCTTGGTATAATACAGAAATTACCAACCTGTTTGATTCACTAGAGGGCAGCAAGGGCCGATGTATCGTATTTGAATTTACACATATAACAGATGGTAATTGGTGGTTAAGAATGTCTACTGATGGCAAGCCATACGTAGACTACGGCCTACAAAATAGTGGAATATGCCCTCTGTCAACCATCGACGCAGATCCATATATAGAGGTATCTGGCAGTTACATGAGCGCTTGGCTAGACGATACCATAATGTGGACAAACATAAATCTAACATCAGATGATTTACAGCAGTTTTGCCACGGTGCGTCTGGATATATAGACTACATGACATTGTTTATGCAAGGTACACATCTATCGGCGTCTAGCGACATTGATCTATTTGTTAGCGGGTATGTTTTACCACCATCTGGCGCATCTGGTGTCTACGATTTTACAATCGAGAATTTATTCAAAACTATGGATTATAATCCACAGATCATTGGAAAATTGGATTGTCCAGCATCCGGATCTGTGTATATCGAAGTTTGGTACTGCACGGATGGTAATAATGATATCGTAGAAATAATTAACAGCGGGTGTTACCCCATAGGTAATACAGGAAGATGGGGATGGTCGACTGCATATTTGCCAGAACCATGGCCGTCTCTGAAACCACAGTATTATTACCGAATGACGGCTAGTAATACCAATACTTTTGAAGGACAGTTTTTCATGAACACAAACATGAATAGAAATAGAATGCCAAGAAATTCAAGTGAGTATACGCTGAATATATGAGGAGGTTAAAATGTCAGTAATTGGACCATCAATTCCGGAGTATGATTATTTTCCAAGCGCCCCTCCGTCGTTAATAGGGGCATTGGCGAGCGGACTAAATGTTGTTATAGAAATATGGAGGGATGGGGACGTTGTTCCTCTAACACCAGAAGCTAGTGGGTGTGTAGAAATAGGGAATACTGGTAACTATGTATTCTCAACAGCACATTTACCACCAATAACACACACGAGAGAACAATATCACTATCGGATGTCTGATGGTGGCACCAACGAGGACGAGGGCGACTTTATACTTAAAGTTGTTCAACTCACCAATGTTATGCCATCGCTGACAGATAATTCGTCATATGTACTTGATCCACGACCATAAACAGGAGTATGTCAATGGCATGGACGACAGACCTAGTAACAATGACAAGAATTTTGATCAATGATGTGTTATTGCCACAGAAACATGCTGACTCATATTTGCAGCAGGTGCTGATTACAGCAGGAATTATTGTTAGTAACGACGTAGAGTTACAATACAATTATGTTTTTGATATCGCGAATCTAACAATTAGTCCAGATCCGGTAATATCTGGCGACGTTATTGTACAGGCGCTATTGCCACTAAAGGCTGCGTGTATCATTAATGCTGGCCAGTTTCAAAGTTCGATAGGCCAAGCCATCAAGGTGCGAGACGGAGACAGTTCAATTGATACGTCTGTCGGGTTTGGTGGTTATAGAGATATACTGAAGCTTGGTCCATGTAATGTGTACGAAAAACTTAAGTGGCAAATTCAAGTTTCTAATGTGGCATCATCTGTTGGCGGGTTGATTATTGGTGCTTATCGTCCAGCGGGCGAAGACGGACAATACTCTATCGGTTATTTTTACGACAGATTCGCTGCTGCGATAGCTAATCCGAGAACAAGAATTTTTGATTATCCGAGGTAACTTCAATGGTTCTATTTGATCCATTTGATGCGCCAAGTGGAATATGGTCTTACCAGAACGGATATAACTGGTCTAGCGGACCAACATACTCCGATGGCAGACTTATTATGTATCCGCCGAACGATTCTCATGGCAGATACGTATCTACTTTTGCTTTGTCCGGATCGTTATTTATCATTGATGTTTCTGGGGATAGGTCATGGTATACTCCGTCGACGTATAATGGCGAATTGGCTAGGGCATGGCTTGGATGTTATCATGCAGGTTCTGCTACTCAGTGGGTTGACGATCCTGGCCAATATGGAAAGAGCCACAAACTATGGCTTGGCATACCGGCTTCAAGATTCTCGTATTTCAATGGGTATACACACTATACGTTTGACCTAAACGAAATCTTTGACTGGCAAAATAACCAAGCGGGGGACAACTATGGATTTAGGGTAAAGTTTGATCGTATCGGTGATACAATTAACGCCTACCTACATAACGGATCTGGGTTTGTTCTTTTCAGACAGTTCGAAATAGAAAAACCAGAAGAACTACTGTACTTCGAATTTGTTGCCGGAGATGGATCTTTATCAGCTTCGTCAAGAACGCGATACGAATATTTTGATTTGAACGGCGGAGATCCTTGTTCGTCGGGTACAGATCTTTATTTGTCTGGATCGGAAGGGGTTTCCGGGAATATCGGTCTAGTCACATTTGGGTTTGAGGAATTGCCAAGTAGTGAATGTCCTATTTTAGATCCATATGCTGCTATTCAGATTAGCGACGAATTGATTACGATATATCAGGGAAGGATTGATGCACTTATCAATCAACTTGGCAAAAATATATATCTGGAATTTGAGCCGACAAAAGGTGCGTGTCCAAATTGCACATACGATTCTATTAACAACAGATCGACCGGGATATATAAATCAGGGGGGCCAACGCCATTTGTCAGAGGACATAAATGCCCGCATTGCAAGGGCGCTGGTTTAATTATCAATACGGTAACTAGATGTATCAAGGCACTAGTAAAATGGAATCCAAAAGATTATCGCAAGCATGGTGTTGCCGTACATGACCCATCTGCTATAGTTAGAACAAAAAGCTTTTTAACAGATGCCCCTCTGATCGTTAAAGCTAAAACAGCACTTATGAACGTTGCGATCAGTGATATGCTAACACTAAGGGTTAGGAGATTGAGAGGGCCAATTCCAGTAGGTTTGAGGGAAGACAGGTACTGCATAACATTCTGGGAGCTTGTGGACAATGGCTAATATTGAATTGATTATCAAACCACCGCTAAAGGCCCAGCTTGAAAATACTATGTCAGATATCATGAGCACGATTCGAAATAAAGTCAATGCTCGCAGAACGATCATACAACAAGCTATTGGTAACTATCTATCTAAAACACTTGGTGAAACCGATGTGGTCAAGTCATTACTCGGAATTGGGTCTACTGATTTACAGGCCGAGTTCGGGCTTAGCGATGGCGCGGCAGCAACGCTAGTTGGTGGTTTGCTCGACATGATCAAAAAATCCGTTACTATCATTCCAGGAAAGTCTAATATCGTAATATCAATACGTGGCGTTAGTAACTATTGGAACGATTATCTTGGACTACCAAATGCGTCTTATATATCACAACCATCGAACCAAACAATACCTGTATTGAGATGGATGTTAATTGATCCAGACATAGATATAGGGCAGGTAGCATATGATATGGAGATGGGTCGGACGTTGGTATATGATATATTTACCAAGGGATACGGATTTGACAACTTATTATTATGGTCTCGCAGTGGGCGCGCAATTATGGCAACGACAGACCTCCTTAAAGTGGCTGGCGCGCCTTTTAGAGAAGGCGGTTACATTGTTCCAGATGTAGCAAGACCAATTTCTGGTGCGAATTTTATTGAATACACTATTGGCCAGAATAAGGTGGCTATTGATGTTGCCAAAATAGTGTTGACTCAAATAGGAATGGTGTAAAATGTCTCTAACGTTCAAGGGAATTAATAGCGGCGGATTTGGTGGATATGAACTAACCGATCATCTAACTACAAACATAAAGTTATGGCTAGACTGGGGGCTATTACACCATGGTGCATTTTCTCGGGTTAACTACGACTCTTATTCAACATTTAATGACGCAGAGGCCCGGTTACTCCCTGTGATAGACCAGAGATACGAGGAAGGTCGCGTTTGGAATGGATTCGGAAACGAGTGGGTGTGGGAAGAGGGGGTATCAATTAGCGGCTCTCCATTCCGTGTTTCTGGTATATATATAAATAACAATTTTTACGACATAGATTCTCAATCGCCATACTCGTATCACGTAGACTATAATCACGGAAGGGTGATTTTTGATATTCCAATGGACCCAGAAGCTGATATACGAGCCGAATATTGTTATAGATCAGTATTTGTGTCGTCTACAGACCACCCCGATTATAGTCAACTATTACAAAACAGTATCGTTGATTTTGCGTCTCGCATAGAGCCGTCTGGCATACCAGATAGAGATAGACAAGTATGGTTGCCAGCGATATTTATAGACGTTAATCGTGGCACACAAAGGGGGTTGGCCCTCGGTGGCGGTCAGATTAAAAGCAGGACTGTAATATTACATGTTTTTGCCGACAATAGGTCTGATAGAAATCTTCTTATGGACTGGTTAGATTACCAAAGCAGGTCCGCGTTTATTATGGCCGATCTCAATTCAATGTCATATCCACTAGATGAATGGGGAAGCCCGGTTTCAGGAGTTACAAACTGGGTGGACATGACAAATAGCCATCCCTGTAAAAAATTGCGTATAATGAACGGGAAGGTCCAACGTATTGATTCGTTGAATCCGAACATATTTCGCGGCAGGGTTACATGGGATGTCGAAATTGATTATCCAGGCATTTAAAGTGTATAAATATAGAGAGATAGTATCTGGCTAGAAGGAGAGAATTCAATGGCAAATAATCGTATCTTTTACGCATGTCACGCACCAGGATTTGCGCCACATGGTGTAGCCGATCCAGATGATGCTGGAACACCTTCCGGTTTCATACCGGCGCACGGCGTTCAAAATATTAATATAACAACAACTTTTAACCTAGAGCAGGTTTTTGAACTTGGACAACTAGAACTTTACGAAAATATTGAGGGTATTCCCGACATCCAGGTGACGATGCAAAAGGTTCTTGATGGATATCCATTGCTATATCACCTTGCCACACAACAGGCTACATCCCCAACGTTGGTCGGGAGATCAAATAACAGATGTTTTGTTGCTCTCAATATATATCCAGACACAAACGACAATGCATCTGGTACCCCAATCAATTCCGTTGGCATGTCTGGGATGTACTTGTCCGCGCTAACCTATACCCTCAATGTCGATGGCAATTGTACAGAAGACATTACTCTTGTCGGCAACGACAAAGTATGGAAGGGCGTATCTGGTTACGTTACCTTTGACCCCAATTTCGACGGAACAGACCAGCCATTCTCTATCGTATCATCTGGTGGCGTCCAGAGACGCGAAGACGTTTTGATGGGCGAGGCAGACGATTCATCCATATGGCCAACGAATATTCCAGGCATTACTTCGTCTGGTACAAACCCCATATCTGGTGATGGGTATGCGGCACACATCCAGACGGTCACCATAACAGCGAATCTTGGTAGAGACCAGTTGTTCGAGCTTGGAAAACGTGGTCCGTACTACAGATACGTAACATTCCCAGTAGAAGTGACATGTGCAATTGACGTAACCGCTAGTGAAGGGGATAACGTAGACGCATTGGCAGATCCTCCTGGTGGTACCAATCTTTCTAACGAGACCATTTTGGTTCACATGAGAGAGGGTACCGTTATTGATCTTGGTAGCAAGAACAAGCTTGCGTCTACCACATATAGCGGTGGCGATGCTGGTGGCGGTAACGTGGTTACGACATACAATTTCTCAACATTTAATACGCTAACCGTGACACACCCAGAAGATCCTGCAAATCAATAACATACAATAATTTACAGCAAATTAACGAGACCGGCCCGTGCGTGGCCGGTCTTTTTTTGGGTGTATAAATAGTTAGGAAAGTAACCTTGGACAGCACTTGTCTATTTGGTTTAAGGGATAGGAACGATGGATCGCGCAGAGCGGGAAAGATTAATCGCATTGATATCGTGGGGCAAAATATCGGTCAACTCTACCCTTAATAATGGGTCGCGTGTTACTGTTATTCTGCGTCCTGCGACATCGGAAGATATGGCTATGGCTACAATGGCCTATAACGAAGCATATATATTAGCCCGAACAAATGGCCTTATGTCCGAGGAGGAGGCTATTGCGTTATACACAAATACGGGTGAGTGGTCTGATGCATTCAATACGCAAATAGCTGGATTAAAAAAAGACATCTATACAATGAAGCGTGGGTTGTTGGATTTCCTGTTTAACACGGATCGTCTTGAAAAAACCAGAAGTGCGATTAGACAAGCAGAAAGAGTGTTGATCGATAAGATCGAGCAACGGTCATCGCTACTTAACGATACGATAGAGTCATATTCGGCAATGGCGCAACAAAGATATCTAATAGGTTGTGTAGCCAATACAATTGATGGTGGTAAGTTTTTTGATGATATTGACACTTCAAGTGAGCATGCACTAATCAAGCAACTTGTTGCTATTTTTTTTCTTACGTCGCGATATTCTGAACGAGTACTGAGAGAGATTGCAAGAACAGATCCATGGAGGTCTATGTGGAATGCTAGTAAAATAGTTAATCGTATTTTTAATGGCAATCCAATCGAATGGAGTTATAACCAAACAGAGTTGGTTCGATGGTCTCATTTATATGATATGGTATTTGATTCATGCGATAGACCAAGTAGTCTAGTTGTCGATGATGACGATCTATTGGACTCGTGGATTATTCGACAAAATGAAAAGTTTGATTCTAGTAGTAAGCAAAAGGAATCTGAGAAAATATTAAATCTAAGTAATACACAAAATGGTAGGCAAGAAGTGTTTGTGGTTACTGATCGTAATAGCGCTAGTAGGGTCTACGATATGAATACGCCTGTGGCCAGGAGGACAATTAAGAGAAACCAGGAAATAATTAGTGGGTCACACGAAATTAGCGACGCGCATCTCCCGAATAGTCAGGCAGAAATAAGGGAGTTGGCTATGGCGAAGTCCCGAGAAAGGATTCGGAGATGAATCGAAAAGACCAGATCAATAACCGATCAAGAGACAGACTAAAACAGATAGCGTCAAAGAAGATAACAACAAGCTTTATTTTCCCAATAGCTGAGTTTGAACAGGTATTCGGATTAGAATTATGGGGAATGGGTTTGCCAGAAAACGAAATTACGGCACGACAAAAAATTAACAGAGAAAGATGGGAGAAACTTAGATTAAGTGTTTTGAACAATGGCAACAAACAGGCAAGAGCATTGAATGCGGAAATAGACCTGCATACTGTTGAGTTCGTAGGGTATAGGATGTCACTGAAACCGATAGGAGAGAATGAGGATGGATAAGCAAATTGATGTTACAGGCAAGGATCTGTTGGGGAAAGATATTAGTTTGATTGTTATCAAACCTGGGCATAAATTGATGCAGGAAGCACAACTTCAATATAGTCTTCGGCTAGCCCAGCTTATGAGAAGTGGCGTAAATAAAAATGAAAGACTTCTGTCAAGAAGTGAACTAGATAAACACCTCGAAAACATGGGCGTATGGACGAGAGATGATGCAATTCGGTTCAATGAGCTACAAATCGAGATACGAGCATGTGAGTGCGCATTAAAACAAGGCGGAATTAAACTTTCAGAAGCCCGCAGTTTCGCATTGCACATTGGGGATCTTAGGAATGAATTAATGCAACTTCATGCAAAAAGATCGCAGTTCGATAGTGCTACGATGGAATCTGTTGCAGAGAACTATAGATTCAATTGGCTTATTACCAAATGCGCAATTAGGGCCGACAATGGCAATCCGTATTTTATGGATGTTGACGATTATTTAGGTAGAAGTGACGAACCCATTGCCGTACTTGTAGCAACGACTCTGGCAAAAATTATGTATGGATATGATGATGGGTTTGCCGACACACTCCCAGAAATTCAATGGATGAAGAAATACGGATTCATGGATCAGAGCGGAAGATTGACGGACAGAAACGGCGATTTTGTGGATCGCTCTGGCCGTCGTGTTGACGAGAATGGTAGATATATCGACAAGGATGGCAATTTTGTTGATATTGATGGTAATAAAGTTGATGTAAATGGTGAGTTGGTTATTGACGCTAAGCCTTTTATAGACGACGAAACTGGAGAGCCAATCGCAGATACCACAACCAAACTCAAGAAGAAGGGTCGGAATAAGGGGTAATATCAAATGGGATTTGTACTTGATTCCAGTTTACGAATATCGTCAATCATAGTTGGGGCCGATATTAAGCAACAACTTGCCGGTATCACTAAGGGGGTAGACCTTGGCAAATTATCTGGTTTCAAGGGATTAAATCCAGTAGCCCTACAGTCAATAACTAAGTTTAATGCTGGAATAGCTGCTGCTATAAAACAAATGCATGGGCTTGCGACAGCAGCGCAATCTGTTAGCATAGCGGTCGAGGGATCGATACTGAAAGCCGCTAACTCCGTTGACGTGCTGATAGGTAAATTAAAACAAGCACAAGGAATAGGTATATCCCCAACAATAGCCGCAACAAAGGGCGTGGTGTCTCCAGTAGTTGGCGCTGGATCTGCTCAAACATCAGCAAGTATTCAAGCACAAATTCAACAGATATCAAGCGCTGCAAAATCAACTAAGGACGCTATTGCTCAAGCTGGCCCACTAATAGTGCAAGCTGCACAACAAACCACTATGCCAAAGATACCGTCTATGACTAGTAAACCATACATACCATCCGTGGTTTCTCCAGATACAATACCGAATATTGAAAAACTAAAAGCGGCTACGACACAAGCCTCGCTAGCAATCGATAAAATTGGCGCATCTAGCTCTACAGCAGCTACGGCTGTAACTGGAAATATGGCCAAGTCCACTATGGCTGCTAAGGATTTTGGTGATTCTATATTTCTAGCCGGAAAAAGATACGGGGCGTTTTTAGCCGCCACCACCATCCCATTTGTGGCATTGGCTGGAATAAGAGAAGCTACTAAAAATGTAATTGATTTTGACCTAACCATGGTTAAGCTGGACCAAACCCTTCAACCAACACGAACAGAATTAGCCAGTCTTAGAAAAGAAATATTGGACTTAAGTGTGGCAACTGGTACCAGTGCAGACGAACTTGGCAAAGCTGCTGTTACTCTCGCACAAGCTGGATTCGAAGGAGATAAATTACGCGCTGCATTAGAAATGGTCTCTAAGGTTCCACTGCTTCCATCTCTTGAAGGTATTGATCAGGCCACAGAGGGCCTTATCGCAGTTATGGGTCAATTTAAATTAGAAGCCGAAGACATACCGGCGGTGTTTGATAAGGTTAACGAAGTAGCCAAAAGATATGCCGTAACGTCAGGGGATCTTATAGAAGCTGTTAAGCGCGGTGGTGGTGCATGGTCTGCCCTTGGTGGTAGTATCGACGAATTCCTGGCCATCATAACGGCGGCAAAACAAACGACACAAGAAAGTGCTGAAACAATTGGTACTGGGCTTAGAACGATATCTGCAAGAATTACCCGTCCAGCTACATTAGAATTTCTACGTAGCATTGGTGTCCAAACAGAAGATGCTAGTGGCAAAGTATTGTCATTGTATAGAATATTGGAACAAACATCTAAGGTATTTGCTGGGGCAGATCAGCTTAGGCGACGAGACATAGCAGAAAGTCTTGGTGGTTTGAGACAGATAGGTAGGGTTATAGCTATATTAGATAATTTCAATATAGTCAACGAAGCGCTTGGCGTTTCATTGTCCTCTGCCGGATCGGTACAAAACGACGTTGCCAAGGGTATGAGTTCTTTGTCAAAGCAAATAGATGTCATGAAAGCCAAGATGAACGAACTTGTTCAAACATTGGCTCCAGAAATTTTTACCCCATTCATCCAATTCATGATCAGCGCAGGGAATGCGGCAACTAAGCTAACAGGTGTGCTATCTCCGTTACTAAAAACACTACTAGCTATTGGCGCAGCAACCGCTGCTGTTAAGGGGGTTGGTCTACTAGCGAGTTTGGCAGGACGAGTAAGTACTGCTGGTGGGATCAGTGGGGTTCAGGGCGTTGGCTTATTGGGTTTGGTTGGACAACAATTCGCGTCTGGCAGAACACAGGGTTTAACCAGTGCTGGTAAGCGTATGGGATTACCAGAGGGACAACTACCAACGGCCGTACCGCTTTATCAAAGCCCGGCAGCACAGTTGGTTGGACTTGGTGTTGTATCTATTCTTGGCGACGCAGTTGACAATTATTCAAATCAATTGGATGGTGCGGCAAAGTCTACTGCCGAATTTACCGGAAGAATGATTAAGTCTACAACAATGCTCGTTGGTTTATTGTCTATCTTGCGTGGCCAAAGTGTTGGACAAACACTCCGGGGATTTGCGCCTGGTGCAAGAGGGGCCGGTATTGGTAGATTCGCTGGTCCAGCGGGTGCTGCCGTAGCATTAATTGGTTTGGCCGCTACTACAAGAGCAGACCAAGTAGAGACCGCTATAGCAGAAAAGATGGATGAGGTTGCTGCTAAAATCAAGGCAATTCAAGTTCCAGATCCATCTAATATTGCAGATACTGATGCCGCACTGAAAACATTAGTAGACTCAACCCTGGATACCATCAAGCAATCAGTCGAATATTATTCAGGTTTTGCTGGCGGCGTTGCTGAAGTAGGCAGAAGATTGAATACACTAGTTTCTGGTATATTGTCTTTTGATATTAGAAAAATTGGAGAAGCATTTGATCCGAGTACGGTAAGCGTCGATGCTTCTAAAATGGTTTCTGATATTTTTGGACAGAACCTAAATTTACTACATACCATTATGGAATCTGCTGTTCAAAAAAGTGGATCAGATTTCTACAGCAACCTACGAAGTACGGTACAGGAATTTTTACAACAACGAGGCATGAAGTTTTCAGCAGATTTATCTACCGAAATTACCAACACGATTTTACAAAGGGCTGGTGGATGGTCTGCAATCAAAGAGGCTATTGATAAGCAGGCTGCTGCTATACGTCAATCGCGACTTGACGAGGCCGCTAGGACAGCAGCGCGTAATCTTTCTATGGTACTGGTGCCACCGACTCTTCCTGGGCAATTAATCACTCTTGGGAAGGCCGTCGACGAAGTGGCGAAATCCATAACAGCAAGTATCAATGCGTTTGATGCGGTAACCGGATCTATAGAAGGTATCAGCGCACCCAAATTACCACAGCAACTAGAAAAACAAGCGACGATAGAGTTGCTTGGAACTGGGAGATTGGCTGGGTTAGAAACAGCAAAACCAGATTTGGCGAATTACGTTAAAACAACCAATGATATTGTAGAAATAACGAAGAAGTTTGTAGAAAGTATTTCTAGTTTACAGGCTCAAGCGACAACTGCTGGTAAACTAGAACCAGGAAAATTTTTGCCCCCACTAGAGGAAGATCAGATAGACGAGACAATCCAGCGATTTATTGAATCACAAGAAATTCCGGATAAGCTTAAGGGTCGTATTAGTATGTTGCTTCGAGATATCGGTGTTGCTATGCTTGAGGGTATTGAGCTATCCGGGGCTGGAATCAATACCGACAAAATGAATGAACTTATTAAGAAACATATTGGTATTATTATGCCAACACAAGACGATATCATCAATATTACACAGCAAGAGCTAAATGCTAGACTATTGGTATCGCAAAGACGAGGGGAATTTGAGGCTAGACAGCTTCAACGAGAAGTTGGTCTCGGCAATACCCCAGAGACACAATTCGAAATTACGATGGAAATGCTAAGACGAGCAGGGGTTAGAACTCCAGCTAGAGAAACCGGAACACCAACAGATTTATTGAGATCGACCAATCTTGTCCCGTCGTTGCAAGAGGCAATGACGAATGTCACACGAGAGATGGCAAATCAGTTAAATGCTATCTATAGGGCCGCTGAAACTGGAGTAACGATAGACGACACTGGTATGGAGAAGTCGTTCGTTGCAATGGTTCAGGATCTCGAAAATACCAGAAGTCGTTTTCTGGCGTTGCAAGCGGCTATAGAATCACTAAAGAGATCGCTATCATCATACGACCAATTTGAGCAAGAAAGGATTACAAAACAAGAGGAGGCTGTTAATTTACAAGCAAAACTTGGCGCTCAAATAGAGGGAATGCGCAAGACAGAAATGGTTCTTGTTGGCAGGAGATCTGCCGCTGGTACACAAGAAGAAAGGGCTGTTCTTGATGAACAACTACGACTAATAAGGGAAACTCGTGGTCAAATAGAACAACCCTATGGCATTGCGAAAGAGATAGCTGGTGGTCCACTTGATGTCAATAAGGAAGCATCTCGCCGATTAACTGATTCTCTAATAGAGTCACAAAAAAGATTACAGGAAATCTATCAGAGACAAATCAACGTTGAACCAACCGCTGTAGACAAAACGCAATTTGCTGGCATTAGCGAATCGATGCAAAATGCTATAACAGGATTTAACGAAACGATTACCGAGATTTTTAGATTAGAATCAAAGCAGCGATCAGAACTAACAAAAGAACAAATCCAATTACTGGAAAGACAACTTGGCCAAATAGGCATAGAACAAGAAAGGATCATTGCCGAAGAGACTGGTCTGAACGATCCGTTTGGTGCTAACAAATTCAGTAAAGCCGTCGACAAATTTGAGTCTGCTGTTATTCAAATGGGTCTTGAAGAAGCCCCAATAGACCAGACACAATTGTTCACTGGAACCAAAGCTAATCTTGAAACGATGACACCTGGACAACTAACCAACTTTGAACGAGCGCTATTTGGCGGATTATCTATAAAAGAATTGGAAAACAGGGCAAATCAATTGCTTAGTCAGCAAAAGGTACGAGTCGAGGAACCCGGCAAGGCTGTAGGTGGAATGGGATATTACGGTGGTGTTATAATTGGTCCTGGGCGGGATCTAAAAAACTTACAGGAAATTCGAGAATCTACATCTAAGACAACAGTAACAACTGGACTGTCTGCTATAGCAGCAATACTGGCGAAGGAACGTGCTGCTGTTTCTCCTGGAACCGAAGAGGAAATACAAGATAGGATATTGTCAATTCTAACGACTGGTGAGGGTGCGAAACTAGACGAATTTCAGGTGACCCCGGCCGTTACCGAATTATTTGATGTTCTCGAAAAGGGAAGGACAGTCAATACCGAAACAACCAATTCAATAAATGAGTTAGGTCGTTCTGCCGCAGTGGCAACAACTGCTATAGCAGACTTGGCGACAGCATCTCGACCCGTTGGTGTCGCGACAACACAGCCGTCTACTGGCATTGTCCCTGCCACAATACCATCTGTTGGGCCATCGCCATATAAACCAACCGTATCATTAGATACAGCCAGACAGCAAACTGTCGCACAAGAACTTTTTAGTTCAAGCAAGTTTATCGAAGAGTTGCAAGCAGGGAAAACTAGCGGCGGTATCATAATGCCTGCTCCCGGATACGGTGGAAGGACAGTCACGATTGGGGAGTCTGGAGACATAGCCGTACAAAATATTGTCCAGTCAACGAATGTAATTTCTGATACGTTCAATCGGCTTAAAGAAAACCTTGGTGGACTATTTAACTTATTGCCAATAAACGATCCGGCCGCTGGTTTTGGCAGGACGGAAATAAATGGACAACAGCAAACGCAACAGGTTAGCCAGCTATCCGATTTGGTTTCTAGAATAGACGCAGTAATAGCATCAATCGGTACAACAAATACGGAAAATGCACAGATTATCAAAGAGGCGATAGATAAAATAGTGGCTATTGAAATTCCTGGTATCGGAGACAATACTTCTGCGTCTCGCGACAATACGACCACATTACAAGAGATATCTGGACAACAGCGAGTACTAACCGAAACATTGGCAGATACATCAAAGACAATACAAGAGGGTATTGGTCTTAAGGTTGAGTCACTACAGCAAGTAAATGTTAATGTAAATGGTCTAACAGAGGCTATTCAGAATGAGTTGCGACCGGCTATTGAGGATGCTGCTAGAAACGCGGCAAAACAAATTATATATAGAACTCTTAGAGACTTGGCTAACGCTTCTGACATGGAAGGTGCTCGTATATTCGGTGTAGCGGCACAACAGCTTGCGTAACACGAGGATGATATGGGTCTTTTGTATAACGACAACGTAATATTTTACCTGCCATTCACGTCTGGCTTACATGAGTATATGGCTGGCAAATTATGGACAGACGTTAGTGGCAGAGCTAATCCTACGGCATCAGGACTCATAGGTAGTGGATTTTGTGTACAGCAGGGATATTCAGAAAATTATATAGAAACACAAACACTATCCGATTATCCAACATCTAGTGGTACGACATCATTAACGATGGCTGTTTGGACAAGCGGTATTCACGCCAGCGCCGAAACGAATATAGCCGGTGGATATGGTAGTGTGGCCAATTATTTTACTGACGGATTAAAGATATATACCGATTCAACAGATCATGTTAAGCTGGGGTACTATGCAAGAACTACATCCTTGGACTCGTTTTCAATTGTTGGGCCAGTTGGAACAAACGTTGCGTGGCACCTGATAGTAGCAAGGGTTTTATTCGATGGGTCCGTTGCATCTGGCGACATTAGTATAAATGGTAGTGGATGGCAGAGCCTGGGGGCATTAAGCGAAGCCAATTATCCAACACTCAATACTGCTTATCTAAGATATTATCAGAATAATAGAAAAAATGGGGTATGGCAGGTTCCCGTTGACGAATTTGTTTTATGGAAAAACGCGCCACAGTTTACTAATGAAGAATTACAAAATCTGTATGATCTAGCTACCGTATACAATAGCCAGATGAGCGATTATGAATTACAGTATCCTTTATCAGAATCAATTGATCTGTTTATTTCTGGTCCCATTCCAAGTGTTTCTTCTGGGTCTTGTGATTTGTTCATAAAAAGCTCTGTGTTATTAGATGCGCATCCATTGTACCCGGACAACATAGTGTTTTACCATCCCTTTACGTCTGGTGGCATTGAATATACGAAGTCGGCATCATGGTCTGGATATCTTGATAGCATATCTTACACAGAAGAAGGGTTGATTGGCAGCGGCGTTATTGCAGCGCCACTATGGAATGATGGTACACTATTATTCGAGCGCGGGAATTTATATGCTGGTGTATCTGGCACCACGTCTATGACAATGATGGTCTGGACAAGCGGTAGCTTCAATAATTATACGTTATATGGTGCTGGATGGGGTAATTACAATAACTTTTATAATGGCTTGAGATGTTATGTTGATGCATCAAATAATCTTAGACTACAATATTGGGTTAATGGGTCTGGACCAACTCTTTTTACTACTTCTGGGCCATATGCAGATACAAGTGGCTGGACTCTGCTAATTGGACGAATATCTTTTGATGGAACAGATATCTCTGGCGACCTAAGCATTAATGGAAGTGGATGGAAGAACGTTGGAACACTAAGCGAATCGACATATCCTACCGGAACAGATTCGCACCTTAGAATGTATCATTATCATAAATATTCGACACAACAATATCCGGCAGATGAAGTTGTACTATGGAGAAATATTCCAAAATTTACAAACGATCAGTTATCTGAATTGTATGAATTGGGTGATTCTAGGAAGCAGTTATCTCAATATCCATCTAATGAAATAAATTTATATATTGGTGGAATACCAGCCAACGACACAGAAGAAACTACGCTGTTTGTGTGTGGAAAAGAATGTTCTAGTGGATTGTGCGATTTATCCATTAACGGAATAAGGTCTATTGGATCGCATTTACTATATCCAAACGACGTTGTGTTCTATCATCCGTTTACATCGGGTGGACTAGAATATACCCAAAACGTGTGGTGGTTTGGCTATAACACACAAATGATACCGGATGGTTTTATAGGAAGTGGAGTTAAACCAACATCGCTTAGTCCCTATCTGGTAAGAGATAGGGGATCGTTGTATCCTGATTGTTCCGGAGACACATCATATACAGCGGCAATATGGAGTAGTGGATCGAATAGTTTTGTTAAGCAGTACGATATCGGTTGGGGTGACAGCATAGTTGATACATATAATTCAATCCTTTTGCATGTCAATAGTACAACAAATAGGAGTACGGTTGGATATAAAGTTGGAGACAGAAACTCTGTTATATTTAGTCCTAGTGGTGATATCGTAAGTCAAAGCGGGTGGGTATTAATTGTAGGAAGAGTTTATTTTAATGGGGTTGTCGCGTCTGGGGACGTTAGTGTTAACGGCGGTGATTGGGTTTCTCTTCCCGTTAAGTCAGAAACTAGAACGCCATCCGGGATAAGTTCCAGTGTACGATTTGAACCCAATAATTTTACAGTAGGCCCAATGGATTATTTTCCGTGCGACGAAGTAATTCTGTGGCACAATATACCTAAACTATCGACCGATCAACTAAAAACATTTTATCAAATGGGCTTATCGCAATTTTCAATGGATCAATATCCATCGAATACCAAGGATTTATACATAGGGGGATGTATTACTTCCAGCGGAAGTATAGATCTATTCATTGATGTTCCTGAGCAATCATCTGGAACAATACCAGCTTATGTTTCTGGATACCTGCCCGATGTTAGATTCATAGGTCAACACCTACCATACCCAGATAACGTGGTGTATTATCATCCGTTCACATCAGGAAATCTTGAACAAACGAAACTCGTTGAGTGGGATACACTTGGCGCGATATATGTCAGTGGACTAATAGGAAGCGGAATTACTGGTGATGGATTCTATCCAGATGTTGGCGCATCGTTTTATCACGAAGTCAATCCACTCTATGACTCTTCGTCTGGTACTATATCGATAACGTCGATGTACTGGACACAAGGTGCAGTAAATGGCTGTATATTTGGATGGAGCAATAGCGGTGTTATTGATGAAGGTATTTATCCGTCATGGGTATACTCCAATGTCGAAATGAGTTATTATCTTGGTTCAAACCCTTATTCATTACCGGAGTTTCTAACACCGAATTTTGTCGGTGGATGGCATTTAATTATATCTCGCCTAGTATTTGATGGAACAACTGCATCCGGCGATATTAGCCTGAACGGTAGTGGATGGCAGAGCATGGGTTCTTTGCCAGAAACAAGATATCCAAGCGGAATAGCTTCTCATGCTTTTTTCAGATATTCCAACTTTGTTAGTTCGCCAGGATATAAAACAGACGAAGTTGTTTTATGGAAAAATATTCCAAAATTTACTTATGATGAATTACAAAAAATATATCAATGTGGCCTTTCTCTTATTCCGATGGATTTTTATCCAGCCAACACAATTGACTTACATTTAGGTGGACACGAAAAGCAAAGTGGTTTTATCGACACCATTATTGGAGGTTTTGAATCTGTAAGCGATAGCATCGATCTGTTTGTGTCGTCGGCAGACGTATCGTCTGGTAATATTGATGTAACAGAAAATGGGCACTTACTATCTTCTGGTTCAATCGATTTACATACGATGGGTCCGGAGATCTGTTCTGAGTCAGTTGACTTATTCCTGAAGGCACAGATTATAACAGAATCTGTTGATCTATATGTATATGGAATATTTGGATATAGTCAGCCATTATTTTTGAAGACCTATGATGGTGATGAAAATTCTTCGTTAGACTTAATGGTCTATGGATCTCCATCTGGACAAACACTTGGATTTACATTAAAGTCATTGCCCCTATCGGTGTACAACGATTCTGCTCCATCTACGATGGATCAATCCTGGCACCTGTTTATAAACGTAGAATCTGGAATTATTACACAGAGCGGCGGAATTACATGTCCGCTGTTTATGCAAACGTTGTCTTGGCCAAGCGGATACATAGGTCTGTTTATCAGCGGACCAGACATTAACTCGTCTGGTATATGCGATCTTTATACCATAGGAGATGGAGAATTATCATACGACACAAGTGGTTCCTGGCCACTATATCTTGACGTACATACTGGGGAAGTGGCGTATATTGACATGTGTATTACAGGTTTTGAATGGCCTTCTGGTGTAACAAATCTGTATGTCTTTGGAATTTCTGGTATATCATATGACAACGTAGAATTTATGGTCCACGGACATACGACCAAAAATAGCAAGATTAATCTCTTTACCAATGGAACTAACACTATATCGACGAGCAATATCGACTTATTTGTGTATGGTTTCACGGCATACGGAACCCTGTCATCTGGGTATATAACTTTCTATGAGCATGGATACTAATGGAGAATAGCAATGTTGCGATATAGCGGAAAGGCAATCATACCAGCACCACTGGTAACACTGAATAAAACCTATCAAACAACCGAGGACGGTGGTAAGATTGGTGCCAACTACGACATTACCCTGACTGGAACATTGTTGCCATTTAAAGGATCTCCTAGTGGTCATTACACAAATCTAGCCGATGCATTTTGGGAGTTGTCTAACTATCCACCAGACGAATCGTATGCGGAAAATAATGAAGATTTTAATTCTATATTACGTAAACAAGAGGCTATTAGATGGTTGTTTTCGCAAGACGGACAATCATTAGAGTGGCAACCGCAATCTGGTCAACCGGTCGTGAAGTGCAACCCACGAATACTGGATATTAGCTTCACAGAGGGTATATGGACACAGAGGTGTGACTATACAATTAGGCTTCAGGCCGATTGGATATACATCAATGGAACGCTAAGTCATGAAGATACATTCAACTTTGATTTAATAGAATCTGCTGGAGAGGCGTGGTCTTTCGAGGATATGGAAGGTCGCGAAGGTCAGATGTTTAGGGTTACACACGATGTTAACGCGCGTGGAATACTTGGGTACGACGAAACGGGCAGTAAGTACGATGGAGAAGAAGCGTGGCAACACGCAAAAGCGTGGTGTGACACAAAGGCGATAGGACTTATTCCGTCTGGCGTTCTAACCAGCATTATTGGTGTAGATACATGGATGGGTGGCGCGTACACCAAAACATCAAGTATAGGATCGTTCGACGGAACATACTCCATAAAGGAGTCATGGACACTTGGCTCTGGCAACCATTACATAGAGAAAAGCTTTAGCATAGACTATTCGCAGGAAAATGACGAATATCGTGTCAGATACGACGGAATTGTTTATGGAGTGTCTAGTAACAAGGCTGCTGGAGATGTCTCCGCTATGGACATCGCCAGGGATTATGTTCCATCACAATCCATGGCAAGAGCAGAAGCTCTTATCGCTGTTGGCACATTATTAGGTGGGGCAACGATAGGCGAATCTCCATATGTGAAGTCTGTCGGACTTAATCAGTCACAAGGAACCGCCTCGTTTTCATACGAATGGAATAGTACCGAGAATCCAGACGTACTAATCTACTACGAAGCTAACGTTAACTATACTTCAGAAAATAGTCAGTATGTTATTACTCTATCGGCAGATATCCGTGGACTTGGCGATACATCAGAGGAAAAACTGAATAATGCTAGGGGTGCTGTTCCCAGTGACGCTGCGGCCAGGGAAAAGGCTATTGAGATAATAGATTCGCTGATACCAGACACATCCGTAGTAAGCAATACAATACGAACCAAGGTGTCTGCTGTCAATGAAAAATCGGGTACCATTAGGGTGTCATGGACGTGGGATACATCATCTGATAATCAATTAGAAGTTAGTATACAAGACCAGAATCGTGCTCAAATAACTGCTATCCTTCCGATACCTGGAAGGCTTTTGGGTCCAGTGATCCAGGACATGAATACTGTTAACGAAAAAATCACTACAATTACGATAAAGGGTAAGGGATATACGGCCAGACCGTCAAGTTCCGTTATGCGAACAATGTGCGATGAATACCTAAGTATTCCGTCTAGTGGTTTTATTATGATAGGGGATAGTGAAAATTGGAGTCCAACAGCATTTACATACGACAGGACAATTAGATACCTTATCAAGGAAGGGTTCTAATGGAAATTCAGCAAAAGATTATCTTTGGTTGTTATCTTAGGAGTTTTGGTGCTCAGTTTGGTTGGAACCAAAACCCAACGACATATAATATGTCTGTCGTAGAGGATGAATCACATCATTTTACGCTTGCCGGATTACCACGACAGGGCATGAGACACATTGAGCATATACAGATAGGGTCGTTAGATTTTTATGGCTTAATACAGATGTGGGATAATCAGATTATTAATGTGGCCGGAAGCGGTGTATATTCGGTTCGCATGACTGATATGAGACCTGCAATGGATTGTGTTCAGGTGGTTGTTCAGTCACCAACAGGAGTTAATCTTGGGGAAAATGTAGTATTAGTTCAGCCCGAAACAAATGAGGATTTGGTAGGAGGGGTTAAATATTCTACTATCAAAAATAGGATAGAGAGCGTTATCTATAAATATGGGGAGATATCGTTTCGTGTCAATCTTAGCGATATCACAACAACATCGCGAACTATACAAAGCACAACTGGATTGAATGAGCGTATTCCATACAGGGTTCGTGGCTCTGCAATGTCGTTAATAGAATTTATTAATCAAGTAGCAGATGATCATGGATTCGAATGGTATGTAGATACTGTTAAAAATGGATCTGTCTACGACGTTTATGTTCGTACACTACAGCGAAAAGTTGTTTCTCTTGATATGGATGGACTAGCTAGTCAATATCCAAATTCTGTTATTCGACTGGTAACTGGTGTAGAAAATCGAGACGAGGTAACAAGAACGATAGTTCTTGGGGCTAACAAACAAACACTTACAAAATATAATGGCAGTCTACTTAAACCATTTTGGGGATTCGATGACGAAGGAGGCGTATTAACTTCCCCAAGATTTAAGATAGTGTCTAGGGAAGGAATAATAAGAACAAGATTCACATCTATCGATGAGATGAAGGATGCTCTTAATGGTCGAATTACCAATTTACCAGAAGAAGAATTGAAGGCGCTAACGTCTTATGCTGAAAATCACTGGGGAAGAACCTTCTATATCGACATACCAGCGTCATTAATTGATAGCGACAATGTTCCATGGATAGATACTGTTAATGAGGGGTGGTGGGAGGACAATACTTCTCCAGAAAGTTTACCAACAGACGGTCAATTGAAATTTGGTGTCAGTGATGGAAGATGGGTTGCTTTCGCTGTACTAAATAATCCAAGTACCGTTGGTGGTGAGTGGGCAGATCAAGTTGTTGACTCGTCAGATTTACTGGGAACTGGCCAAAACAGATACTATATGAAGATATCGGTAGATCGCGTAGATCTATATAAGGTGCCTGGCGCTCCATCGAATAAACGGGGCAGCATTTTGCTTATTACATTCCCGGTCCCGCTAGAGGTTTTGATTGGGACTAGAACTAGTTATGGGGCACTAGAGACAAACGGAGAAGTGTCTAGAATGACACAGGTCGGCTCTGTTTACATACCGATTATTGATCGTCGAGATTCATATGGCCCATGGACGAGCGATACTTTGATTCCACCACAACTAAGATTGCCCGGAAAAACAAGGGTTGTCTTTGATTCGTCATTAACGCCATGGGCGTACTCGTATCGTGGCATGTCTATGGATGATGCCATTGATATTATGAACAAAATTGCATATGCCAGAATTAGAACATACACACATCGTATTACAGAGTTTGATACTGGTGAATTAGAGGTTCCTGGATTACCAACAGTTAATCTTGGAACAGCAATTGGTCGTGGAACCAATATCACAAATATTAGTGTATCGTATGATATTCGTGGTGTAACAACCGTTTATAAGTGCAATCTCTATACCAACGAACTTGGTAGATATCAAAGATACTATCAAGAGTTGATTGACAAGCTCAAAAGAGATCAGGCTAGACAACAATATCCAGAATATCCAGAGGATATTTTTAAAGATCCTCCAGAGCATAGGGTTAATCGTGGTGCTGGGGGTGATGGGTCAATCGTCGCCAAGATAATTAGTAGGGATAGTGATCATCCGTGGTATATGTGTCAAATTCACAAACAGACTCTTGTTAATGGGTATGTCCAACTTGTTCCCGCTGCCATATTTAATGTTGCAGTAACAAACCTATCTGAGTACCCAGACGCACCTGCACACCTACCAATTGGAATGTTCTTAAGAATAAAACCAGCCAAATGGGGATTGTATCCAGATAGATATACATCAAATAATATAGTTGCTGTTACTGCATGGGTCGTTGAAGAGGCCCTACCGTCACCACCGGAACTTAAATGCACTATTGCCAGGTCGTTGAATCCACCATCGTCTAAGGTCGGACCACCAAACTACGAAGTTACGGTAGTAGAGGGTGATACATCAATGTTTACGGATAGTGAATTAAATTTACTTGATACGGTTCTAAATCTTGGTGAGCCATATTCCGGTCCTGGATATATCCCGGTTGGCACAGCAGTTTCTGTAAGATGGGTTGAACAAGAAAACCATACCTTTAAGCCATATATAGATCAGGCAATGAACGTATTCATGTATCCATCGGAGATATCATAATATGGCAACTGTGACAGATCCATACCTACAGATACCATTTGTTGTTAGTGGAGATGTAATACCCCCGTTTGTTGATGTGTTCTATGGGTTTTATAGTATACCACCATATGCAGGATATGGCGTAAACGTTCAAAGGGTAACGTGTCCATATATGGATACCTTTTTTGATAATATAATATCTAATCAACAGAATGTAGTGTGTGATACATTCTTACTTAAAAATATACTAAGGCAATTTAATATATTATATGCCTTCTATAATCATCAGCCGTATACAGACTACAAAACTATCAGTTCGTTGGCGCTTCCATTGAAGTTAATTGACGGCACACAGACAATGGTCTATGGGCATGATACCGATGACGAAAACAATTCCTGGGGAATGGCTTCGATAGATAACTACAATGAAGCAATACCATTATTCAAAAGCTGGTTCGAGCAATTAAGATTAAAACATCTACAAAATCATGATGCTGGTTTTATTTTTGAAGAAATAGATCCCATTATCTCTCCGCTGCCACCATTCCAACCGGTTTCACACAAGGCATATTATTATACGGCCGGTCCAGACCAAATCGCCGACCCAAATTTATTATACTATCATCCAAAACTTCGTTATGATATCACGGATCGATATGTCTACTTTATGGGATTTCCGAACATGATGGATAATCTACCCCCGCCGACCGGAGATATAGAAAGTGTTGATATAAATTGGTATAAAGAATCGCAGTATCAATATACGCTCTTATCTATTCTTGGCGTATATGATATGCTAAACTATCTCGGTCACAGATATTACATGTACGCAGATCCGGTATAGTGTATAAAAAAGAGAGGGTATTATGGCCAATATAAGCATATGGATAAACAATCAAACTAGTCTAGCAATTGGCTCGGGTATAGGATTTTATGGTGATTCTGGATTCGGATCTCCTGTAGGCATAGGATCGTTTCAAGGGAGAACATTCATCACTGATCCGTCTGGCCTGACCAATGGAATAGAGTGCAATAATAATAAGCTGACCATTGGTACAGGAGGCTCGCTTAGTGGAATAAATGGGGCATCCGGGGTTATATTTGGTCAAGTGGGCGATGGAATTCCATTAAGAAATTTGCCTAATTATATGGCATCACTCAATATCAGATTCGAGCACGTAGAAGCGGTAAGAACACAAAATGCGGCGATGTACATTTATGACGGAAATGTCCTGTCTCATGACCCGTCTGGATTGCTGTGTTACTGTAGCGAGATTATACATACGTCTACGTCGCAAGATAATACGGGTTCCGGTGATGAGGCTTGGTCTTGGGTCCATGGATCTGAGTCCCTTGGTTTGATAGATACACCCGGCACATCTGGTTTACGCCCTAACGGCGACCTAACTATCGATACAAGGCACGACTGGTATGTTGCGATATCATGTACTCCAAACACACCAAATAGCAAGTTGTTTGGATTAGCAGTTGAAGTAGAGTATATCTAATATTAAGTGTATAAAAAGACAAAGGAGGTAACTATATATGGCAGCAGCGATTAATTTCTTTGCAGGTAAAACTGCGGTATCGCTAGCCGGGTCTGGATTGGGATTTTATGGTGCTAGTTTTGGTACGTCGGTACAGGTCGGACAGTATCAAGATTCAACGTACATTACTAGCTCAGATGGTTCCGTCCAGGGTCCAGTAGCGAACAACACTAAGAAGTTGGCAACGACTTCGGGCGTAAGGTGGAACGACACCTTTGACACAGAACTCACTAGTATACAGAATGCATCCGGTGCCTTGAATGTACGATTTACATTCGACACCCCGGTCAAAACACAAAACGCACAATTGCGTGTATTTGATCGCGTCAGCAAAAACAACAACCCATCTGGCGTAACGTGTTATGTTGGCGAACTCATTCACCCATGGGAAGGCTGGGATTGTGCTGGCTCCGGAGACGCAACATGGGTTAATGCTTATGGGTCGGGTTCGTACCTCGATCTAGTAAGTAGCCCAGGCGTTGACGGCAATCGACCATCCGGCGCTGATACTCAGGCCACGCAACACGACTGGTACGTTGCGATATCAGCAAGCCCGAACTCAATTGGTTCAAAGACCCAATTCGGTCTGTACGTTGAACTAGAGTATCTGTAATAGAAACAAATGGGGTGTTGGTGCCACCGACCACCATAGCCCCATCTTTTTTTGGGAGTTAAACAATGCCGAGGATCAAAAGGATTGGATCAATAATCGCGATAGCGTTGGCTATTACATCCCTGTTGTGTATTATAAACGGCGTTGCTGGCAATTACCAACAGGTCAAAGACAGAATAGATTGTGTTGAAAAAACCATCTCAACCCATAACGAACAACTAAATTCTATGACCAATCAATGGAATGCAGTTTCTCAGGATATAGCCGTCATTAAGGCAATACTCGTTCGCATAGAAAAGACGCTAGATAAAATTAGTGTTCCTGGGTAGTGATATTCCACTTATAGATACTGACAACCGCCGCCCTTAAAAGCGACAATAACACACAAGCCTCTCCATTTGTAATACTATGCGAAAACACAACAGGATCTTTGTCGTCATTTTTCTTAGAGCTTATTCTTAGATTATATCCAGTGGTCTGTCCAGTTTCAAATGACAATACTGCGTTTCCTTTGTCGTTACGATGAAATAGCCCCTTGTGTTTGCTGTGTGTATTTGACAATACACCAACCCCATTCTGTCGTTTTTCCAAAACGCTCATAATCTCGCCTATGTCTGATACTCCAAGCTTAACACGTATTGGAGACTTCCAGTCAAATGTAGCGTTTCCGTTGTCGTCGTTGGTCGTATTCTGTTTAGCCATTTCAACAAACACGCATTGATGTTTGGTGCTAAAATCCCATGATGATGCACAACCACCACCGCCGTTACGTGGCTTATACAACTTAAATTGATGTGTTACTTTTAAGAATGCCATATATGCTCATACTCCTATCTTACAATTGACTCTGGGATATGCCCTGTTTGCTGTAGCGAATTAAGATGCTTAACAACTATCAATCCCTCAACCTTTGTCAAAGATTGTAGGTCGGACTTATTTAGATCTAGATGGCCTAATAGCTTTGGGATACTCACATTGAGCCTATCTGCCATCAGTTGAATAACAGATATTTGACCCACCTGAATCACTACATCCTTATCATTACTATTTTCTGGTAACTCAAAGTTAGCTTCTTCGGCGGCTATCACCTTCCTTAACTGCAAGGCCATCCTAAAACATCTCCCCCTAGCGCGCGTTTCTGCCGTGCTTGTTGGAAATCTAGCAAACGTTTCGTCGCAGTTGTCACTACATACATCCGCCAGCCCCTCGAACCGCACATTACGACGCAACCCATTATGATAAAATATTACCCACGCTTTTACACATGCCCTTTGGCCATTGTCTAACGATGGTGGAGAAACCAATTCGCTACCTTCCTCAACAATCGGGCCAATTAACGTAGATGCAACTCGCCTTAGTCCATCAACCTTTGGGTTCTGATTTTCTAGTTCGTCGTTACTAAATAGTCCCAAGACATACTGTGTCCACTCAATAGAGTTTTGGTCCGGAGGACTATTTTGAACATCCTTTTCTACAACAACAGCATCTTCGCTTGGTGATACAGTTTCACTCTTAACAACCGGTTCTTCCCCGCGACTAGACTTCAACATCAATTTTAGATCTGGTTTTCGTATTCCGCGCAAATCATCTTGCGATAATCCGTGTTTCGATAATTCTTCTCGCAATTCTTGTGCTGTCATCTGAGAAATATATTTACCCATTTTGTTCTCCCAAAACCTTTCTTATTGCCGATCTTGCTAATTCTGGTGTTGACCATTTAAATATACCATTATGTGACAAATGCTCTCCATTCGGATATATGGCATACCAGTGTTTTCCGCCGTTGAATTTCATAACCTTTATGTCTGATGAGTTAAATTGCGGTGGAAAATCGTCGGCTTCTATTCGACACAACTCGTCGTAAACCCTTGGACACATTCCACCAAAAAAATTCATGAACCAACCTATCCTCGATTCGATACTGGATGATAGAATAGCTACTGCTTGCAGGCGCTTTTCTATAATCAAAAAATTGTTACCATGACGATATAACGATTCGCATTTAGCCCTGTTAACAGAATCAATTTTCTCTCTAGCATATTGAATAGACGACTCGTCTATTAGTAATAGCCATGAGTGTTCCACCAATGGATGTGTGCGAGCCTTAACAAATACCATTCTACATATCTCCCGTTAATGCGAGTCTGATCAATTTAGTCGCATCAAAATCTGGTATAGATGCACAACTGATGCTAGTTCCAAATTCAGCATTAATCAAGGCGGAATAATCTGCATGCCTAGTAACAACGATTACTCTTGGATCTATGAATGCTTGTCTAATTGGCCGCTCAGTGTTAACAAAATCTGGTCTCCAAACATAATGCACTATTCTGTTCGATTTTGTGTTAAGTGCCTCAAGCGTAGATTGTGTGCTGGTCGTGATTAATGGATTGTCCCAGCCGATTAATTTGCGAACATCAAATACTGGACATAACGGAGTAACAAATGGTCGATACCAATGCATGACGAACAATGAGATATCTACCCCAAAAGATTCTTGGCATACCTTGTTGATGCTCGTAATCATTGGGATAGTGTTTTGTGAAATGGATAGGTGATCGGTGATAATACCAATGGATACTAGCGGATCGTCATTGCTTATGGCGAATCGTTCGAGCATTGTCTTTTGCAATTCCTTTTTTGCACTTGACCTATGTTTTTTTTTCTTACCCATTCGAAAGTCCGTACTTCGAGACAATGACATTTTTTATCTTGTCAATCGTAGCTTGGTCTACTATTTTTTCCGTGGCTACTATTGTGTGTAGTGGTTCTGGGATATGGTAAATAAGCCCTTTTATGCCGACCCTACTCATCCATTCGTAGTCGTCGTGAATACTAAGCTCTTCATTAAACGGCACAATGCATTGTCGTCTAATAACGCAGTTGATGTTTGGATAAACCCCATCCTTCATCATGAGTATATTAAATGGATCATCATAATGTCTAATGGACATATCGTTGTCGTATAATACTGAGAAATCAGATACAACGCAACTGGCCATTTCATGTTTATTCAGAACTTCTATAGATAGGGATACCTTGTCGCTCCTGAATACAACACCACCATTCGCGATTACGATATAGTCGTAGTCCTCTCCGAATAGCTGAAGCCCGCCATTGAATAGTGACGACCTATTAGCTGAATCCCTTTTGACACAAACACACGGTTTATCACATATGGTTCCGGATACTATTGCCCCGACGAACCTGGGCTTATTCAGTACCATGTTCACTATTTGATTCCAGCCACTATCATTATCGCCGCTGTATAATACGACCAATTTGTCGACCTGTTTCGCGATAGACATTATTCCGTCTAGCAATAGACGACTATGTTTTGTGATTGCGATTACAGCCCCGACCTTAGACATATTACGTCCTATCTACCGTGTTAATCGGGCCGATCAATTGTCTGATAAAGCCGATGCCACTATCTGATTCAAGTTCACGGACAACAGAATTAAAAGATCTTTCCTCTCCGCACATCATCTCTCTATAAAACGATGTTATGTATACGCCACGTATCGATGCCTGTGAAAAGATCAGGGTATTGCCCTGTATTTTTCCAAAGTCCCAGCGAACGAATCTTGAGTTCTGATTAGTTTCTGCGACAACGCTCTTGTGTGTTTCAATGTCGATATACTCGTTGGCGTCTATCACCACAAAGTAGTTCTGTGTTATGCTGGGCATTGCCAGTCTAACCAACTGATCGTTAGCAACTATTGGTTCTGTGGGAATAACGACATTATACTTACAAGAGTTGGCTACGCAATGTCGTGACAATTCTACCAACTCTTTGGGATCGGATGTCGCAGACATATCAACGACCACGATATTGGTATATTTAACGCTCTTGCGAAATACTCTGCGCAGATCGTCCAGGCTATGTACCTTGTTATCGAAACATACAACCAATGAGTAGTCAAAACTCATTGCCTGTTTCATGTGGCGAACTGCGGTTGTTATATCTGGAAACTTGGTTCTTGTAAAGAACCTACAGCAACCTGGGGCGTATGTTACATTATCATCTGATGTACAGCAATATAGATTCAGCAGGCACCCGCCACCCTCTTTTGATAAAAAGCTACACGACTGACATGGCGTACAAAGCTTCATGGTTTAATAGCCTCTACATAAAACATTGTGTTTTCATATCTGGCAATCACTACCTTTAGTCCTAGTGATTCTAGTTGTCGACATATGTCTTTCATGTCGGTTGCTGATTTTCCAAAGTTAACAATTTGATCTTGCGAACCAAATACATTAGCCGAAAACGTTGTCAGATCCATGTTGCGACTACTGAATAACTTGCATAGTATGTTTATGTCTGGCGACAGGATCTTTATACATCCATTATTGCAAAGCTTATTGGCCCAGTTTGATAGTACTTGATCCATAACCTTGTATGGAATATATTGTAGCACATTTAGAACCAGCATTTCCTCAACAGAACTATTGGTACATAGCCAATCAAGGTTCGAAACGTCTCCCTGTCGATATAGACCTAGCGGTAGTTGTTGTTGTGCCACATCTATGTTGGTGAAACCGGTACGAATATCGCTCCCACATCCAAGATTCAATCGCATGTTTTCCACTCCCCCCAGCCATTGGGGTTTCTAATCAACTGATCAGGGTCTTTCTCTTTATATATCCTACACGCCTTGCCAGACGGGAAAGGTGCCGGTGGATGAAACAAATGGGTAGCGTATACAGGATACCCCTGGGGCATATGTATAATTGGTCTGCCACTCGCTTTGATTCTGTCAAATATGTCAGAATCCTCCATGCCCCATTCGTCAAAGTCTTCGTCGAAACCTCGCATTTCTTGTAGTAGTTTAGTTGGGGCAATCCAACCATAGCCATTCATTCCCTCATACGATCTCATTCGGAATATTCTAGCTATCGTTGGCAAATCGACCATTGGGTTATCTATGATAGCCCTAGTGGCCTCTGGACTAGCGGTTACTGATACGCCACCAACTATGCCATTATAGTATACCTGATTAGCTGCAAATAATTCGCCAACAGTACCTATTGGTAATTGATTGGCATACGATAGATAATCCCCGTCGTGAAAAATTTCAGCGTCACGGAATATTACGCGCTTTGATCTAAGTCTTTTGAGGACATAATTTCGCGCGTATCCTCCGTTCAGATAATTAGTTTGCAATGATTTTGACAGTGTGAAATACGAGCAGTTAAGATGTTGTAGGTCTGATAAATCCTCGTGGCAACAATTGTTCATAACAACGACACGCCAGTTTTCTTTTGGCAACGCCGTTGTCGTAATCAGCCTCTTTAATCCAGGAATAAGCTGGATTTTTCTGCCAACACTAGGCAGTACGATAACGATATCTCTTTCTGTAACAGACCAGTCAAAGTCGTTTTCTGTTATCACAGTATGACCTCGTGTCCAGAACCCAACTCACCCCATTGCCTTCCTAGATTTGCAATTGGAGATCTTTGGTTTTGGTTTATCTGTCGTAACAACAAATTGTAATGCCCCTGGCTTTCACGTAATGCCGACCAGTACTCGTTAGTCAAATAGGTCGGATGCCATTGGTGCATAACATACCACTCTTTATTACCCACGATATTCGCTGGTATATTATTCTTCTGTACTGTGTAAATAAAGAAGTCGTCTTCGTATGCCAGCCTGACGAACGATTCCTCTATCCCGCCTATATCATAGAACAATTGTCGCGGCAACGCTCCACAGAAATATAGCAATCGGGGATTTGTAGGCCCAATATATTCCTGTCTTGCCGGATGATCTAATTCACGTATTTTGTTGTAGTCTAACAATCCGGCGTTACACGCATCTATCACCACATCATCATTCGGTTTAAGCGATACGCACCTGACAGACACATACTGGTTTGCGCGTGATTCGAATATCGCTCTAAGATTATCTAATACGCACCCTACGTGCATACATTCTGGATTCTGAATTACTAGAATATCGCCACTTGCAAATTTAGCCCCAATATTCCATGGTAATGCAGGTCCACGACACGGGGTTGTGCGCCCGGTGATAAACAGCCTTATATCGCATCGCATTCTTTCTTTGTAAAGACGACATATTTCCGTTAGTTCTGCATCTCTTGTAGTATCGCTGACATCATCGTTAATGACGATAATTTCGTAACATGGCTTATTGGTTTGTCTATGAATAGACTCCAGTGTTCTACAAAGCAATTGGGGTCGCCGAAAATACGACATTACTATACTGAATTTCATGATAATGCTCGAAACAGATTGTTCCAGTCTTCGATAAATCTTGATTCACCGAAACGTTGCAGTACAGTTTGTCGTCCAGCCTCTCCTATGGTTCGAGCTAGCCCCTTATCTCTTAGTAACAACTCAAGCTTGGACCGCAATTCTTCCGGGGTATAGCCAAGCATTCCGTTAATGCCATCTTGGATAATAGTTGGGATAGCGCATGTCGGTGTTGATACTACGGGACACCCAACGGCCATAGCCTCTATCATAGCCATCGGGTATGTTGACTGCAACGACGTATTCAAAAACACTCCCGCTGTTCTGTATCTATTTACCAAATCGTCTGTGCTCGTTGCTTCCTGAGACAAACCAGGATTATTGCCAACAAGATTTGTCTGTAATCCGTTCGTCACATGTTTCCATAGAGAAAATCCCAATAAACTATCTCGTTCTCTAAACTGATTGACCACTGATAAAACGCCGCCTATAGCGCCGTTCCATCCGCAAAATACGTTTGTGTCAATTCCGTGTTCTATAGCAACGCCCGCATTATCTCCCCACTGATCAGCAGACCATTTACATATGTACACATTTACAGTGCCCTTCATACCCTTCATTTGTTTAATCTGCTGTTCGTTTACCCCCTGTATGGGAACGGTATGCTCTAGTTGAATCAATGGACATCCCAGTGCCTGAGCAATTTGCCCCAGAATCTGAAACTGCCCCCACTTGCTTTGAGATAGCACCACATCAAAAACAACATCGTGCGGTAGGGCGTTATGATTTATGGGTTGATAGTTGGCCGGATATGGCCTAGACCTACAGTTCCATTGTTTTAGATTCGGATGTTGTAAAGAATAGAACCTATGGCCGGTTTTACATATCATTGTTTCATATGCTTCGTGAGTTGGAGAACACAGGATGTTTAGGGGTCTATCAAGATCCCTATTAACACACCTTAGTATTCTAGATATCTGTGTGGGCATTTCTACTCCTGTGTCAGTGCCAACTTTATTCTATCGCCAACACTAGCATGATCAAATGCCCTTGCTCGCATAGATGCACTGATTCTTTTTTGGGCAAATACATCTGGTTGGCATTGATGAATGTCGTATGCACGACGGAGAATATTAGATAGGTGGCACAGATTTGGCTCGAACCATTCTTCTTTGCCTGTGTACAGGTCGTTAAATCCACCGTCCGGAGCAAAACATGGGGATAGTTGTCCTTTGATTAGGTAGCCGCCAGGAACATCTCCTGGATATTCAAATGACATACTGTCCGGATCGAAGAATTTCTTGGCGTTATCAAAATCCATTAGCAACTCTGGGAAACTACCCCAATTAGATGCTATAACAGGATTGCCATAACCAAGCGCATCCATGGCTGGAATACACCACGCCTCTCCGTGAGACGGAGACACAAAAAACGTACCGGATTTGTGAAGTTGTCCTATGTGTTCATCAGACATTCGTCGCGTAATAACTATGATTGGTGGATAATCCCTTGGGTTTTGATAGATATGTGTTGACATTTTGATATCGTCAACTATTTGCGAGATCTGTTGTTGTGCTGCGTTATCCTTTATTCCAGGGAAGGATGTTTTTATTACCAGAACCACATTGTCGTCTGGCGTAAAGGCATGAAAATATGATCGAATGACTCCGACGATATTTTTGCGTCTGGTATATTCGCCTATCGTATAGAATACGGTTTGGTTCGATTTGCCAGGAAGTGCTATTGGATTTGTTGTGCTACTGTACTTGTTCGCATTACATGGGATAGGAATAACTCGCACAGGCTTTGTTACTCCGCTATTGATAATAGCCTGCTTTGCAACAATAGATGATGTCCATATCTCATCCATCAGATTGCAATGCTCTGCCCATGTTGAATTTCTAAAATGCGTTGTTTCCCAGCTAAATACCCCTATGTTTTTAACGCCGCTCTTATACTCGAATGTGTGTGGAAGCGAATGCTGTATGACTACATCAACGTTGTTTAGCGGTTTGCATTCTAGGTGTTGAATTCGTTTGGCATCATCAATACCGTTCATCGGGGACATAGATATTGGTCTGCATACGACATCGATTCCGGCCCTTTCGCACGCCAAGATAGTTTCTATCGCAGCATGACTATAACCGGTACCATCCTTATAGACAGATATATACAGTACACGCATTACAACACCGTGAACCCAATTTCGCTATTGTTTCGAGCAACCAAGCTATCCGCCCTCATTTTTTCGGCACCGTTATATTCGTTAACAATCTGTATAGCCATGTTCGCTATGGTATTTCGATCACACGGAACCCTTTGGTTTCCCTCTATCTTAAATCCACAATTCAACCACCTGATCCATTCATTTGCCATGAACGATGTGGCAAGATCCGGCCTACGCATAATGCTAGTTATAGCCCACCTCACAAACTCGGTATTGCTCATCACCCTATTCGGTGCTTTTAGGTCTGGAACCCGGTAGTTCGGTTCCTTTCTATCCCATGTCTTAGACCTATCTAACACCCCTATGGAATCAATAACATTCATCCATATTGCCGCTGTTCTATCGTATCCAAATCGCGGTAGTTTTTCTGTTTGACCAAATACGTCCGCTGGTTCAACCATATACTCATGTGTTCGTCTTGCCAGTTCTGTCCTTTGCTCTGGCCTCATCTTTATAATGCGGGTTAATTGTTCGCCAAAATGTTTATTGCTAGGTAGCGCTCTGCGCTGTTCTGTTTCTATTACTGCTTCGTAGAAAAACCTTTCAACATTAATTGGAATACCACCCGGCATTTTTGCATGATCTTCCATAGCAGAATAATTTACAACCATTGCGGGACACGATGTCGCCATAGCCTCGGTGATCGGCATACCCCAGCCTAGTCAACCCTCACAGTTGTGTGTTACGAAATGGTTCGCAACGAAACTGCGAGAGTTGGCATCACCCCCTTTCGGTGAAACGACTGCAAGGTCGTAAACTGGACCAGTGTAGTTGCTTTGCTTAACCGACTTGACTTTAATTAGCAGATAATTCTTATGCTTCTTTCTGTGTTTACTATTTCTTTTTGGATTACACACCCCAATTGCATCAAAGATTTTTGCATTGTTGATTGGACAAACCACCCATTTATCCTGAAGATCTTTCGCTTCCAAAAATACTAGCTCATTGTTTTCATTCATTGTCAAAACACGATGGTCGTGTGTGACTATAACCGGCTTATCATTCTCGTATGTTTTGATCTCAACAGTAGATGACGTATCATTAGTCTGTTTACACCAGTTGACTTTGACAACATCGCCATTCCCGTTTACGATTTGGTCTCCGGACTTAATATCTGCTATTCGTTTGTGTGTGTAATCACTAAGTAATATTGGCGTATCTGGATGTAGACAGATGGAATATTGTACATACACATCAAAGATATTGTATATGCTGGCAAGAACATCTCTACCAACAGAATGATTTGCATTTGGCGGATGTGCCGCTAGTTTACCGCATCTTCGACAGTGCGCCCATTCTCCGGAGAAGAACGATGGATATGCAGTTCCACAAGCAGAGCATAGGTACGTCATCAATACCTTGTTGCCAACTTTGAACTTTTGTATTGCGTCACCGATATCATACCCTACATCCGGATAGCTGGTGTGTAGATACAGATACGTTTTCTTCGCAATATCTAGATGGGAACTTTTCTTTGACGAGCGTAGCCATTCAGCAAACGCTTCTATCAAGTCTACATACAGCTTGCGTTTTTGATTTCGCATCACCGTACCAATAATGAACGACGAAGGGTCTATCCCGTGTTTGGCTTTATGCGCCCCTTTATCTGGAACGGGCTTGAATAGATCTAGTTCAGCACCAGGGGATGCCACGGCGGTTACTCTTATGTCATATTCCTTTTCAAGCAGATCTTTGCCCCATTGGGAATATGTCATTATCGCATCGCACTGCTTGTATGTGTCTACCCATAGCTTGCGTTGGGGTGCGCCGTCTATAGTCGGCATCCAAATGACCTTGAAGTTACTCCTAAGAGGGGATCTTAGTACGAACTCATCCATCCAAAAATCGCGAATTTGGCAATTATGGACAGCGAACCCCGTTACATAACTATTATCTTCTTCGACTTCAAGATTATATACCTGTCCACGATACTGTGTTTTTCTAATTCTCCGCACGGGAAGTAATAAATAATTCTCATCAATCCAGCCTTTCCCCGCCTTATCTAAGTGTTTCGGATCATCGAGTATTCTTGTCGGCAATTCCTCGTGCTTTTGCACAATTCTATGCATATTGCGGGCGTGTCCACCATACGCATCAATATCATACGACGGCCCAGTTCCAGGAACCAGCTTACTTCCTTTGTTTTTTCTGAATTTTATTGATGTTCTTACCCCTATCCGTAGGGATAATTGTCTGATTTGATGTGCCATGATTTTTGACACTGTAGTGGCTGATACAGTATCGTACTTGTATGTTCCGTCACCACGAATAAATCCAGTCAAAAATCCTTTAACAATATCGCAATTATTGTTTTGATAGATACAATCAGGAACAACTTTATTGTGAGCGCCGCGGCCACATATCGATTCCATGAATTTGGACAATAATATAGAACAAAATCGTACCGTTCTATTTCCACGATCCCTATTTGCTGTTGCAACACCAGTTAATCCGAACAACTCTTTTCCCAAAGATAATACGTCGTCCACAAATTTATTTTCATAGAAACCAAAACATAGTTCTATACTGCCTCGGTTAACACTTCCCTCAGCACAATAATATCCTAAGAATCTTGCTAAATCTTGCGTAATATCCAGTTGGCTTGGTAATGAAAAATCGGTACAATCCCTATGTCCAACAGGGTATAGTCTATTGTCTAGTTCAACAAATTGCGATAGGTGATTCTTCAGATTGATGTTGTCTATTTTATGTCCACTATATATTGGAATAACAACATAATCATTTACCCCAACTTTAGATGCTGGTATAAACTCTGCATCTTTAGCAAAATGCCTTTGTCGAACATCTCGCTCTTTCCATGTACGCTTTTTACTCCTTATCACTAAAACAGGATGTTCGTTGGTGAGTCTATATGTTCTGTTGTCACCAAAAATATAGATATTAGAGATATCCCCAACGTGTTGCCTTCGCATGGTTTTGGTGACTCGCCTGGGAACCCCTTTGTGGCTAATAACATAATCACCAACTTTAATGTTTTCTATAGGCACAGGACCACGCGGCGTTTCAATATTTGTTCCTGGAGGAACGCAAACACAATCCGGTTTCCAATCTAACAGCACATCGCTAAATCTCCATTCGCCAAACTGATTTGTTTGTCTCGAATGGTACGCCTGATTGGCTACTTGGTCATTGGGGTCTGGTGCGTTGGGGTAGAACTTCCATGGAACACATTGATTTCTTGGATCTGAATCGCTAGCATACGACCCAAATTCCGCTACCTCGAACCTACCGGTTGCGTTAATGCGTTTAATAACTTCATTCCAGTATGTAGAAAAACCAGTAGCTAGATAGCTAGCTTCACCAACAAACAATAATCGTTTTTTACTCATGCCCCAGTTATCTTTCTGAGTTAAAACGGAATAATGTCGCTATCGTAATCTCCGGAATCCACACTGTTTGATGTATCTTGCGGCTCTGGTTTATTAGGGACCGGTGTGTTGGGTTTGTCATTCTTGCTATTGGCATCTACCGTATATACTCGGTCAACACTTTCTAGCAAAACCTTCATCTTAGTAATCGTGCCGTGATCCTTCGATTGATACGAATCGTCTGTGATTGTGCCTGTAACCAGCAAAAAGTCGCCTTTGTCAAAAGCAGACAATCGTTTAGCTAGCGAATTGAATGCACAAACGTCAAGAAACACCGTTTCCTTTTTACGATCTTCGCCCTGCTTATAGTAGCGATTAAATGCGATTCTTGCATTCGTTACAACGGTCCCCTTGGTACCGATATTTCTGGACTCGGGTTTTGAAACCAAGTTACCACGACCGACACACTGTAAGCCGTTTAGATTCATAGTTCTGTCCTCCTATATTATAGTTTACAGCCACTTATATCAACTTTTTCATGTCAGAGACAATAAAAGAACCATCTCTTTTTGTCCCCGTTACTAACACGATTAAATCCTCAGTACACAAATCTTTGTTTTTCTGATATGCGTCAGGGAATACAACGGCATGGTCGAGCGAATAAGTAGAGTCCGATAATGTTACGAAGCACATCGGGGAACCTGGATTCTTCCCCTTTTTCGTTTTTGTATGCTTAACCATATCTATGATTGCGCAAACCTTACATTCTTCCCCGCTCAATGCCCTGGCAACATCCACACATGTATGGGTAGCCTGATCGCTACCAACGCCGTCTACAGGAGAGCAGGACAACGCGATACCAAGAAAGTACTTTTCAGCTTCGGCTTTGATTCTTGGCGTATCTTCGAAAACCATATCGAGTTGTTTGATCTTATCAAGTATTGCAGATCTCCTAGATGGAGAAATTCGCATCTGTTCGCCTGGGTCATACCCAAGTTCCTTCAACATACAATTGAGTTCCGCTCGTTTCATTTTGCATATATCGTCTCGCTTAGCACCTTCGCTAAGCTCAAGTATAGTTTCAATAACCTGTTTTTTTGTCAACCTAGAAACAGGCACTATGTTCTGTATGTTCATCATTCCTTGTAACGTACTCACCGTGCTACCAAATTTGTGGAAATTGGTAAAGAACCAATCCTTTTCTCGATCCGTTAATCCTTTGACATCTACTCTCTCCCCTTGTTCGTCCCGCACACTGGTGCCTAGTATTACTTGTAATTCAGCTATCATGCGAGATCTTGACAATCCATAGCAATCGCATGCACCGGATTTGATAAGGGCTTCCCCGACGTTTCTATGAAGTCCAGGTACCGCATCTAGGAACTTTGGCCATGTAGTTATCTGGCCAGCCTCAAGTATCCTATTGATTGCACCATCGCCAACACCACGAACATTAGCCAGACCATACGCAATCCTACCATCAACTAGTCTAAACTCAGGATTTCCAAGCCTAATGTCTGGTGGAATAGTTTCTATCCCGAATAATCTGGCATCCTGTACTAGCTTGTATATCTCTTCTTTTTCATCACCCTTAAACTTGGCATACGTTAAATAGGACGCGTAGAACTCATGAGGGAGGTGAGCCTTGATCCACGCTGTCTGGTAGCCTAATGTGGCATAACTTATTGAGTGCGATAGATTAAATAAATATCTTTGCCCCTTTTCAATCCATCCGAATATTTCTTCTGCCACGGCCTTTGTGACAAGCCCCTTTTTAACCGCACCTTCTACGAATTCCGTCCTGGCTTTTGCCATTAAAACACTGTCTTTCTTCCCCAGGCTTTTTCTAAGCGAGTCGGCTTGTATCAAAGAAAATCCAGCAATTTCAACGGCAATTTTCAAACTCTGTTCCTGGTATAGTAGGGCTGAGTATGTGGGTTCAAGAATCGGTTTTAAGACTGGGTGTAAATACTCTACTGGTTTTCTGCCGAATTTAACATCAACATAGTCCTGGCTCATATTCGATTCAAGAGGACCGGGGCGCAGAATCGAGATTAAATCCGACAATTCACGAATACTCCTCGGTCTAACTTTTCTGGCCCAGTCTTGTCCAAGCTTTGTCTCTAACTGGAAAATGCCGGTTGTGTATCCACTACTGATTAGATCCCACACGACCGGACAATCCAGCGGGATATTGCGTATGTCAAATCTACCTCGATCAATTGAACATTCACATCTATCAAACTTAATAGGTTCGGACATAGTTCAATATCTCCACTAGATCATTCCTAAAAACCTGTTCGTACTTACGACCGTGCTGCATGATGTAGCTAGGATGATAAATGGCCCTGGTCTTAATCCCTGTCTTCCAATGATCGTGCCATCTGTTCATTATAGACTGTAACGATTGGCTAGACGGAATACGTAGTATCGCTTGTGCCGCCACTTTGCCAACGCAAACAATTACTTTCGGCTGGATGATGTCTAGCTGAGCATGTAGCCATTGCTGACACATCTCTATTTCGTCTGGCTTTGGTGTTCTATTCTTGGGTGGCCTACATCTTATTGCGTTGGTTATGAAACACTGGGTGGTATCGAATCCAATATCTGACAGACACTTCCTAAAGTACTTTCCACACCTACCGGTAAACGGTATACCACAACTATCCTCTTGTTCTCCGGGGGCCTCACCAATAAACATGATAGATGCTTCTGCGTTTCCATACCCACAAACAGGATTAGTTCTTTTGCGATGCAATTCGCATTTTCTACATCCAACGATCTGTTCACAAAGACTTAGCAATAATTGCGTTTTAGTTAGGCTCAAGGACAAGTACCTCCATATCCAGATCATTGAGAGAACTATGTATCATCGGCCATACCTCATTCCAGTCAAGGCCACCGCAACCACAACCAAGTGGCGGGATAACAATTGTCCTGATATCCATGTTTACCAGAAACTTGTATAGCTCATTCAAGCCCTGTCTGACCCATGCATATCTTGAAGGGTTGCGCCAATGGTCTTTTGTCGCAATGTTAAAAACCCACTTCTTATCCGGAGACCTCCAAATCATTAGTTCTCCTGGTCTAAGCATGTTGTTGCGGCAGTATCTCTTGTATTGCGTCATTAATGCCGGGTATCTGAGTTTGAAGGCCAGGGCAACGCCCTTTCCCATTATACCAACACAGTTCACTGTGTTGACATAAGCATCAGCATCGACATCAAAGATATAATCAGCCTTAATCAATTTGACCATCTACGGCTTCTCCGAAACTATCTATTTGTTGCACTTTCCCATTAACAAGGTTCATTGCATGCCAGATCTTATCTAGTGCCGTTACCCCAAGGAAATCGAACTTCACACACCCCATGGCTTCTGCCGCACCCATTTCTAGACCACATATTTGCGTCTTGCTTTTGGGATCATACATCATGGGAACAAGTTCTCTAATTGGTCGATCAGCTATAACGATTCCTGCCGCATGCTTACTTTGTGATTTCTTAGTGCCTTCAATTCGCATGGCCTGATCAAATAGCGGTTTGTACCACTTATATGCTTCTCTTACTGGGTCGATATTATCAACTGCCCACTGGAGAATCCCATATGTATCATCTCCAGTTTCCTCTCTCATTTCTTGAAGTTCGTCCGCAATGGCCGCTTCGTCTGGGATATGACTGGTGATTTCGTTACACAGATCATGAGGTTTGATAATACACTTGTTCGGATCTTCGCCAAGTTTTGTGGCACGCACCTGCATTAGATGCTTGACCGTGTTTGGTTGTGCTCTGAAAACCTCTTTTAGAGCAGCCTTCCCCTGCAACCTGCCAAATGTGACAATTTGAGATACCTTTTCGCTACCCCACTTTTCATTTAGATACTCGATAACCCGAGACCTGAATACAACGCCGATATCTGTGTCGATATCTGGCAAACTGATATGGGCATCTACTGTAGATACTGGGTGGCTTTCAATGTCGTCGGTTATACCAGCAGCATATGCTATCTGAGAATTGCTACCATTTGCACAATCTTTGTCCTCTAATCGACTTGCTATGTAACACCACATCTTTGGGCTATTATCGTCTATCCACTTGGCCTCGCTCTTAATCATGGCCATATCGTATGAACGACGTTTTTTCTGCACGACAGAAGAGACTTGTTTTCGTGCTTGCGATATTTCGTCGCAAGTAACGATGTGGTCTAGGTCGGATAGCCATGCCATGAAATCTTTGGCCCCAACATTAAAGTGTGGTGGTATGTTACGGCTATTGTTGTAGAATCTTTCAAAGTAAAGGCCATAAGTTATTGGGTCTATATCGGTGACGCCGATCAGGTAGTTAACTAGAGACCCCGCACCAGATCCACGCCCCTTTCCCCTGGGGCCATCGTTTTGATCGACAAACTTACATACATCTGCGACAATCAGGAAGTAGTCCGCGAGTTTAGCTTCCTTGATTGTGTCTAATTCTACGTTAAGCCTATTCCAGTATTCCCGTTTTTTGTCGGTATCCAGATTACACAATTTTCGTTTAGCGCCATCTATGCACATGTCTCGAAGTAGTTCGTCAGATGTTTTATCTTGGGTTGTTGTGAATTTTGGTAGACATGGAGCACGACCAAGCTTTGGAGTATCACATCTATCTGCTATTTCTAACGATGTCTCGATTTCTTGCGGACTATAGTGTTGTGTCATTTCGTCGTATGAGAATATATAGAATTGATCAGAGCAGAAAAATTCCATAGTATCGCCACCCATGGCCTTGATATTAGCTTGCTCTTCCTGGGTTGTGTGCATTTGCGCATAAAGCAATATGCGCTGATCGTCTGCGTCCTCTTTACACGCATAGTGACTATCTAATGTTGCCACCAACGGTATTCCAAGATTTTTACCAACATCTCGCAAACAATCTACGACAACTCGTTGTACGGCCATGCCCTCTTCTTGTAGTTCTATGTAATAGTTATCTCTGCCGAACACATCAACATACTTATCCACAACCTCATTTGCAACATCCCTCCAGTTGTCTTTTAACAACAATCGCACCCTGTCTGTATCGTTTGTGACATTGCTTATTTTACAAGCCTCTTTATGGTCGTTAAACAAGCAATGCGACAATTCTCCAACCAAACATCCGGATAAACAGATTAGGTTTCTATCACTAGTGAATCGTTTTAGAAACTCAAGATTAATCCTTGGCCTTCTGTAGAACCAATCGACCCTATTCATTTCACTGACAAGAGATATTAGTGTTTCTACTCCAGCTTGATTTTTCGCCAATACAGTAAGGTGAAAGTGCTGCCTATTAGTTTCGTCGCGTATTGATGGATCATGTCTGCATAGATACAACTCTATTCCAATTATAGATTTTACCCCACTTTTTTTGCCAGCCCTTTGGAAATCTACCATGCCGCATATGTTTCCGTGATCGGTCATTGCTATAGCAGGACAACCCAAATCTTTTGCCCTAGCAATTATTTTCTTAGGAGATGGTAATCCATCTAGCAATGAAAAGTGTGTGTGGTTATGGAGCGGGACGTATATTCCCATTACGCTTGTTCCTTATATGTTTGTTGCTCTACTACCGACATTTTGCCATATTTTTGTGAAATGAAATCAAAACCATGACTTGACATATCTGCCCACGCGCTGTCACAGACATTCATCCTTCCAAACTGACAGAACTTAGGACACCTCCATGTGATATTTCTCGTAACGACGCTATCGTTTTGTATTTTCTTGAATACCCTCCAAATAGCCCCGACTGTCATTATCATGTCGTCTTGCGAGTATGGAAGCATGATTGGCCCACCATCATTAATATAGTAAAATGTTACAATAACATTACTATATTTTGGGTACAATTGACTTGCCGCAAAATGATATATGCGAGGCTGTGCATCCTTGAGGATATCGTAAAAATCTTTCGGTTTCGTAGATCCATAATCAGATCTTTTCCCTGTTTTCCAGTCGACAATCTCGATTGTGTTATCATCAATCTCATGAACTAGGTCTATATAGCCAGTTATTCTGAATTGTCCCTGTGGTGTTTTCCATATTTTCCCTGGCATTGATATATCGAATCGTTTTTCAACATCCAAGACTTTTAATTCTTGTGGATTGTATGGTGGAGCATCTAATACCTTTTCTATGCATATTCTACAGAATTTAAAATCAGCCGATTCACCATTGCGATTTATTCGCTTAAGTCCAAGATGCTCGTTTTGGGAAACAATTTCATCCCATGCCCTTTCAATCAACCATTCAATATCTATTTGCTTATCTCTTTTCGCTAGAAGTCCAATCCACTCAAGGGCTTTATGCACAACGTTTCCTAATACAGCGGACTTGCCACTGCGAGATTCCATCTCCAATATATACGACAACAAGTATTGAAAATAACAAAACTTGTATGACTTTATAGCACTGGCACTTAGCTTAGACACATTCATTTATAACCTCGTCACAAAATGCATCAATGGCCATATTTTGTTCTTGTATGTTCATGTTGGAGTTATCAACAACTAAAGAATAATTCTCCATAGGATATGTATCGAGGGCTACTTCGGATGGGTGACAATCTAGTCCAGCTACATTGCGCAACAGACGAACTGTTTTTCCACCAACATTTGTTACAGCCTCTAGCTCATTTGGAAATCTGGCGTCTGTGATAATAGCTAGACATATTTTGGCATCCCCAGTCTTGCGTGCATCGTCATTAATTGTTTTTACAGTGGCTTGCACCCATGCATCATTCTTGATATGACGAACAACGTTTGTTCCGAAAAATTGAAGAACTTCTCTTGCTGTCATGTATTTGTGAGATGGACACGAAATTGGCATATCACACCATTTGATAGAGGTCGTTGAATTTTTTTGCAACTCTGTTCCATAGCATTGTTGATATGTCAAACCGAAACATTTCATACAAAAGTCTTTCAACACATCTGCAAAACTATATTGTTTTACCCCATCAAAAGCATGATCATATAAACATCCTTCTTTTACTAATCCAACTTGATCACCTATAAAATACACCAATTCCCCATTTTTATTAATTAAGAAATCCTCAATTTGTTTTGTTGATTTCAGGTATTTGCCAATAAGATAATTTGCTGCCGTATTTTTGCCGCTACGTTTTTTTCCTGAGAAACAGACTATCATTTTATCCTCGCAAACATTTATCTATTTGTGGTTTAATCTCACTTAATATGTCAGTAGCACTCATACTCCCAATATCTTTAGCCGTTGGTGTTATACAAAAGACCCTGAAATATAGTTCCAGACTAGACCTTAGTCTTTGCTGTGCTTCAACAGCGCTGTCATCATTATCTAGTGTTAATATCAAAGTCAACGCACCCGCATTTTGCAATAACTGTCTCTGCTTTGGCGACATGTTAAGGCCAAAAATAGCAATCGCGTTATGAATACCGGCCATTTCGTATCCCCATACATCCCCAGGCCCTTCGCAGATAATGGCGGTTTTTGTTTTCTTAATAAAAGGCTTTGCGTACCATATATTATATACCAACGATTCAGCCTTAAAATCGACAGAATGACACCATTTCGCGTACCTAAAATTATTTTTGTCTTTGGGGCATATTTTTGCCGGATCATGATATCTGCCACATTGCGTACATTTTTCCCAGATACTACGAGATGTCCAACCCATTACATATCGACCGGTCTCATCAAGAACTGGAATATATGCTCTATTATAGAATTTTTTATCGGGCTTATCACAATATGATATATGATATTTTGAGATGATTTCGTCGGTAATACCCCTTGTCGGATAGTATGTCGTATCTGGTTTCATGTACCGTAGCGCCTCGGACAATGGCATCATATGCTTGCTTGGATTACTCTGTATCTTTTTCCTGTATGCGCGTATTGCACTATCAATTATAACTTCTTCCTCGGTCTTGGGATCAATTTTAGAATTGTCTAACCCAAGCACCTTGGCACAAAAATCAACAGCCTGACGGAAACTGTATTTCTTATTTGTTCGGCTGTATAGTATTCCCCTCACTAACCCAAAAATACTCGTGGATCTTCCTGTCGATTCAAGTTCCTCACAGTGCTTAGTCATACACTTCCAATGCCTAGATGTGAATGCCCAGAACCACGCCCTATCATTATCTCCGTTGTGAATTGGACACTTGCCTTGTAAATAATCCATCCTTTCTGTATACTCAACACCAAGGGCATCAAGTATCTCTCTTATGCGTTCACATGCCCGATCTTGAATAAAGTCGATATCCATTAATCTACGTCCTGCATTAGCGACATTGGCATTTGCTCTTTTAATGTTTGTGAATATGCCTGTCCTTCTAACATTTGCGCGATTGAGAAATCTGATTTTACATTGATGTAATCTCCGGGATGCATGCCCTTACCAAATCTAGTATCCGTTATTACCAATTTCCTATCACCATTTGATGGTGGGTCTTCGTTTAGTTCTTCTTGGCTTTTCTTTTTGAGAATAGTAAAACTAGATGCTAGCCACAATATTCTATCTGAGCCGGATATGACATTGCCCTCTTCTCTATCGCCACCATCCCTATTTAATTGCACAGTTGCTAATATCGGTAGATCATATTTGAGGGCAAAATTGTGCATCTCCGTTAGCAGAAAACCAAGAAGCTGATATTCTGCTAAATTATTCTTTACGTCTGACTGATCCATAAGTTTGAGGTAATCGTATATAACAACGCATGGCTTTGCTTTTCCAGACGGGGTAAATCCAACATTTTTGGCCAACCATCTACGAACAATTGATAATATCCCCCTAATAGATTGTCCAGCAACAGAGCAGTGGGTCAAAGGTAAATTGTCGATTGCTTCCTTAGTATCGTAAACAGCGATACGTTCTTCTTGTAGTTCGCTGAACTGTCCAGTCTCTATACGATTTAACGAAACTTTACTTAGCAATGATGCCAATCTCATCATCTGCCACTTGCGCGGCAACTCAGTGTCTAGGTATAAAACCGGGACACCATATTTGGCCACATTATTAGCAACATTAAGACAGAAAAACGATTTACCGATTTTGGGTCTAGCGCCGACAACTGTTACCCCGCCCGGTCGCAATCCGCCACCGATAGCCTGATCAAATAACTGGAAACCGGATGGTAAGCCTATGATATCCTTTGGGTTATCAGACAACGCATCGAACATATCTTTGATATCTCTGCCAATATGCACTAACGCATTATCCTTTGATGCTAGTTTTGCCGTGAAACCAAAGATTGGATCTTCAATCATGGAAAAAATGGACAAGATATCTTCGTTGCCAGTAATCTTTTCCATATCCTTTTGAATATGCCTAAGACATAGATAGGCTTGACGACAAACACTTAGTTTGAAAACAACTGAAGCTAACGATCTCGCACTTTCTATGCCGACGCTTTCTGCAAAGAGACTTCCTATATATTCCTCGTCTTTGTTGGTGCCGATTATGTTATCGAATCCCATGCTCCGTGACATAGAAACAATTGTTGGCGTATCGAATTCTTTTATATCCTTGTCATGCACCAGTGTTTTTAGAACTGTGAAAAGTTTCGCATGATGTGGACCATAGAAATCTGATGGCGATAGTAGTTCTTCTATGTCGATAAGGGCGTCAGCGCCATTCGACAAAATCCCAGCAAGCACAACTCGCTCTGCTCCGATATCATTAAGGCATGTATTTTTTTTCATGTTTAGTCTGGGCGAGTATCCCTAAGACACTTTGGACATCGTTGACCTATTTCGGATGATAGTCGGTGGATAGATTCGAATTCCGCATTGCAGACACTACAAGTGGCCTTGTACACCACATTACCCTTCCTTTTATTCTGTTGTTTTCGTTTTGCGGACCCGACGCTTTTCTTTTGATTAGACTCTACTTCAGCGGGGTCTATATCTGGGTTTGTCATTAGTGTCATTTTCCCGTAAAGCGTATCTTTGTTACCGGATATAGATACGGGTTCTACGTCGTCAATATCAATTTCATTATTATTCATTTGTGGCTGGTCTTGATTAATATTGACACCTAGCATGTCATCGATTTGGCGTCTAAGTTGTAGTAGCAAATTCTTATCGCTACCAGTATCTGGTGGTTTCAAATCTTCTCCAGTTAACATCTTGAATCCTTCGCAAACACGTTGCCAGTTTCCACTAACTATTCCAGTCTTAATCGTTTCTATTGGCGTCATTTCGCAGCCTCCCCAAACCTACTTCTTTGAACAGACATTAAGCATTGTGATATGAACTCTAATCTTTTCGCCATGAATTCTATGCGAGACATTTTCAATTCAACGTTCTGTTTCATACTGTGCAATTTTGATTTATCGTCTCCAAAGAAACTGTTCCTATTGGCGTTACACCATCCGATAAGCGTTTTGCATTGATTGTACTTGTGCTGAATACTCATCGCTAATACAGAAACTATAAAAGCGTACTCTGCCGCTTCTCGTCCAGTCATCTCGGCCAATCTATCGCGACCAATATTGATTACTCCGTTAATTGTATCAGAATCCGGTTCAGCAATGGGAAGGTTGATATTTTTTTCCCATGTAGACAGCATTGTTTCTAACGACGCCACATTCTCTTTTAGCATATTAACTTCCTAACAAACAAACTATTTCACTTGACGACATTGTTGCGTCTATCTCAATAAGTCTTATATTGTTTAGTCTACACCACTCTCTTTTACGCACATCTCTGTCTTGCTGATTATGGAACCCTCTGAGCGTTTCGTGAAAAAATTTTACGAACTTATTATGTTGAATGCCGTTACACTCAATGGCCAATTTTCTAGATGGAATAAAGAAATCTAAAACAAGTTTTTCGCCACGAATATAAACTTCTTCTAATATAACGTCCATAGGATAGTGGCCTTTTAATATGTCTCCAATGCTTGATTGGAAATTCGATTTGGACGTACCTTTCATGGCATATTTTTTCAGATCAATTTTTTGGACTGTTCCATTGAGTAATTTAACTAGCATTACACAAAACCGTTGAACGAATATCTTGTTCTAATTTGTTGGCTATATCGCGATTGGAGACTAGGAAGTTTCTCAAGTTTTCAAGTCCCTGGAACTTATCCTCTGTCAATGATGGAATCGTATACCAAGAACCAGCCTTTTCTATCAAACCAAGGTTTTCTGCGTGCGTCATTATGTCTACTTCTGTGTCAATACCAAAACCAAATCGCAATGGTATACTACATGGAATAAATGGCCTACCAAGCGCCGACGCCCTAATGGTGCAACATATGTCTTGGCCAAGTACAGAACCGCTACTGTCTCTATCCCACAATTTAAACCAATCTACGTTTATCCAAACAGAACAGGCGTACTGGATACCCATTCCGCCCTTCTCATTGAACTTCTTGTTGCTTCCGCGATCTCTGTTTGTTTGATACTGAGATAAAAAGACAACGATATTGTTGTTGATGTCGACGTAATCTTTTACCTTTCTAAAAAATGACGCTAGTAATTTGGGGACACCAGCCATGTCGTGATTTTCGCCAGTCAGTTCTGACTGCTCGGATAATGTTGATAACATAGCTAGGCTATCTATTACTATTACCGAACCGGGTTCGTCTTTAATTGCTCGCTCTATGGATTGTAACCATTCTTCTGCACTCAGCACCTTTTCCATATTAGATCTGACTATAGTCAGTTTCGACGAATCTAGATCTCGTATGGTTTTGATAAGTGCCGGATCACATCTGCGCTCTATATCAAAATAAATTGCTTTTCTGTTTGCCTTTATGGCGTTGCTTAGAATATGTAGACATAACGTGGTTTTCCCAGCCTTTGGTTTTCCAGAAAGAAATACGACCTTACCTTCTGGAATGCCACCGCTTAATGCTATGTCTAGCGATAATGTTGTTGACAATATTTTCCGTGGTCGATCAACAAGAACATCAGCCTGGATAACAAGCCCCTTGCCAAACATGTCGTCGATGATGGAATCAAATGTTTTGTTGGCAGTCTGGTCGGGTTTCTTTTTTGCCACTTTGTTCAATCTCCAGTATTCTGTTTAGTTTGTTATTACTATCTGTATCTATATTTGTAATCGTCATATTTGTTCGCATGTACTCGACATCACACTTTGTTTCTGGACAATCATTTACAAGAGAAGTTTTTTCTGCCATTAGCCTATCATACTGTTTTCTTGTAATTCTATCTAGTGCCAGTAGTGTCTTTTCTACTAACAACGATTTGTTACCAAGTATTTTAACCGCGTTTATGATGGCCGTTTGCATAGTTGGGTCATCTATGTTATCGTATAGTTTGGCGAACTTACTAAACCCCATTCTTTCCCTGCTATATTTTTTGCCCCAATATTTACTATCTCTCCAAAATCTTTGTGGCAAATTTCTGTCCATATTTAGACAGACCAGTTCTACAACATAGTCTGCTAATGAGACCGAGAGCCCAGGAGTAGTTGGGGAAGTGAATGGTTTATCCATTTTCTATTAACTTAAACCCACACTTTTCTTTGGTTTGTTCTTCATAATAACTCTGTCGCATATCGGGCAACTTAATCCAATTAATAAGACATGTAACTCCGTCGTAATATCCAATTCCAACAGCATGAGACTCTGCCGCGCCAAAAACTGCTTGGCCTTTAAATCCATATATGTATCCAGATTGTTTCGGTGGTGTGCTCCATTCCCTTACATGACCACCTTCTACTAGTTGTAAACGCAGCATTGTTATCTTGATATCTTTATGGTCCGTTAAGAATTGTTTTAGTCTATGCCATGCGTGTGGTTGTCCTGATAAATCGTCTTGGATAACTGTACGACCATCTGATAGCGATGCCAAAAATCTTAAATTTGGAGTATATTCATTTACCTCAAATGCAACCACTGATATTTTCTCCGTGTTGAGACATCTGTTTGGTCATAACCACAACACCCTTGGCCACAGTCGCAGTCAATGGCACCTTACCCGTAAAACGAACAACCCTGTCTTTGTTTTTGGAATCTATGTCGTTATTTGACACTAGCCTATTAATGTATCCCATAACGGTATCGATAAATTCTACCCTATTTTTAGAAGTTTTTCTAGATAAGTTTACATTTGAATCTTCAAGAAACTTATGTAGTTGGGCAACGATGACTTCTTTTGGACTATCCATTAACAGCCTCTCTTTCTGCTATGACGAAATGCGTGTGGTTTTTTGTTCTTAGGAATGTTACATAATATTGGTAACATTTTTGACTACACTTTCTAAGCTTAAACATTGGCTCGCCTCGCTCTCTGTCCTGCTTATTAACATTATTCATTGTAAATGGATTAAAAAGTCGTCCGTCGACAGAACATAGCACATAACATACACCGTCTGTTCCGGCTTTTGCAAATACGGTTTCTGATGTAGGGGGTGATCGGCGAGGCACACCATCTCGTGTTACGAAAATCATTACGCGCTCCTTTTGGCCAGAACTACCCGTGTATCGTTATCTAATTCATCTAATACGTCCAGGTCAATGTTACTGTCACAAGATCCAATATAAAACCTGCCGTTAATGACATGTTTGATAGAAGAACCGCCACAGAATCCACATCTACCAACAATTTTGCACGACGAAGAATCTTCGTCTATTACAATTATGTCGAACAATGACTTATTGCAATTCAAACATTTGACAACAACAGTTGCGACTTTGTTAATTTGATTTTCCGGAACACCATTTGTTACATTAACCCGCATCATGTCACTCCAGTCTCAATGTATCGCCTTGGATTTTTCAGTATCTTTGTATTAACCTTATCGCTATTGCGCCACCATGGCCTAGCGAGTTTCTTCCGTTTTTTGCTCTGTTTATCGGCGACACCCTCATTTTTGTTTAATGCCACTGGGTTGGCCGTATTCTTAACTATCGCAATAATGCCGCCACTAATAATCCTCCTGAGATTTTCCGTCTTGCATTGATCGCAACGCGTAATAGCATCGTCCTTTATACTTTGTCGTATCTCTGTTTCATGGCCACAGTTATCGCAAACGTATTGGTATGTTGGCATTACGTCCCCCTACAGTATACTGCTTGGCTGCTCGATTTTTGTCTTGGCAGCAAAGGTTCCTGCCCTTTCAGTGAACTCACGCAACATTTTCTTGTCCTTCAGCCCAAACGGACCACCGTTTTCAGTTTGTTTTTCGATTTCTGCCTTTACCTTGTTGCAAACATAACTTGGACTACTTTGTATAGCAGAGGTTACAAGCGTCAGTAATCCCTTTAGCTTCAACGAATTACGAACAAAGATGAACACAACACCAACCCCAGCTAGCAGAAAGACGATAACGACGGCGGTGGCCCCCAACACGACCCATCCAGCGCCTCCATAATTGATGGTTTCGGCACTTATTTCCTTATGCATAATGTCCATTTTATCAACAAGTTGTTGCCTGAAAGATTGTGTTAGCTCGTCGATGTTATTTAGCTTATTACTAATCGACGCATTTTGGTCGACAATTCTTGTTAGCTGTTCGCCGACAACACCAACTTTCGCATCAGCATCCACACAAGAAAAACTCGTACAGATCAGGGTCATAAAAACAATTGTTGTTAATACTATCCTAAGCATGTTTTATCCTCCAAATGCTAGTTTTACCAGCCCATCCGCATGCGTATTTTTTTCCCTTGGAACCCACGATATATTCCATTCCTTGAACTGCGACAATAATTCTAGCGCCTTATTTCGATGTTTTCGTAGCGTATCATTTCTGACTTTCCATACCTGATTCACCTGATTAGTGACTAGTTGGCTGTCGCTGAGAATATATACTACATCAATGCGGTTCTTTAGGCATGCAGTCAAGCCAGAAATTAACCCCCTGTATTCCGCCATATTGCTGGTTCCAGTCCCGCACCTTCCGTAATCCTCAAACCAAACCCTGGACCTATCGTCAACATGGTAAACAACAAACCCCATGGCTATTTTGTCGTCTCGCACACCACCATCAAAATACATTACTGCTGTTTTAGACATAATCTAACTTTCTCCAGAAAACTACGCAAGAGAAAACGATGACACTGCTTGGTGGATGTTTTGCAACACCAACATACGAACTCAACTTGGTCTAGGCGATTTGCCATGTCTATAAACGCCTGCTTGTTGTTTCCGTAAGCGCCTCTCATCTCGTCGGTATATCTGACAACGTATTCTTCCCACGATATGAAGTTGCCTTTATAGCTATTAAGTAAATCCCATGATGGTGCGAATACTTCATGCCGTTCATCGCAATGAGTAAATGTTATTGGCTTACGGGCGATATCTATCTTAGTCAAATGGCGTTTCGGCACAAGTGCCATTCCCCTGCTTTGGACATATTGTTCTAAAGTTACAATTAGCACATACGTATGTGTTGCCTGTAGCAATGAACCGCGACTCATCATCGCGATACGAATCTACTTCGTCAAGAATATGCTGTTCTCGTTTAATGACATCTGCCTGCGCCTTAAGCCGATCCATATCTACCTTTATTGTGGTCTCGACATCCCTGTGGTTTTCGGCACCAAGAAAGACTGGTGATAAAAGGATGTTGCCAACTCGCTTAGTCCATCCGGACTTGAGGGCGAACATTGCGTATGTCATCATTTGTTCCGAAATAGAATCGTTTGGTTTGCCGGTTTTCCAATCCACAAGAACTACACTGTCATAGTATTTATAGGCAGCGTCTAATTTAACCATAACCGGTTCGCCACCAGCAAGGTTAAATGTGGCAAACTGTTCTACTGGAAAGATATCATCCTTTGGCAGAGACATCAGATTATCCCAATGGGCAGTAATATGCAGGTTGTCAATGCATTTTATGGCCTTATCCTTTATCATCCCTGCTTGGTCATTACTTACACCAGTTTTGAAATAGTGTTCTGCTAGATTAACCGCCTTGCTTGGCCTATTCATCCATGCCTTTGTGACAGATTCTTTCCAGCCATCCCTAAACATCTCAATCGTCTTTGACTTCATATCGCTTGGCGAAGTAGGTGTTCCTGTCGACAACTTCGATTTGATAGCAAACTCTATGATATTATGAACAACGCTTCCGCACCACATAGCAAGATTGGTAATCTTTTTTAATCGATAGGCAAGTTTACTCCGTTCAGAAGCATTTGGCATCCATCCATTATTCGATAGGTAATACGTAAACCAATACGCCAATGGACATTCTCTGAACTTCTTAATGCGACTTTCAGACCACGCAATTCTATTTGCCATAAATCCTCGCTATACTATCGACAACTTCTCTGTTGTTCCATATTCCATGAGCTAAATGAAATATCTTAGTATCTGCACACATGTTGTTTATCCACTTAAGTACGTCCCTTGTGTAATGCGTTTCAGGATAATTATTGAATATCCTGGCATTCGCGGCTATCACTGTTGTATCGTCTGCGCTTATTGCATGACGACAAGTTTGTGTTAACGCTCTTTGATCCACGTTTTTAGAGACATATCCCCTAAATAGCTTCTCTCCGATTAATTCGTTTTGAATACGTATCCATTCTTCGATAAACAGTCTTGCGGTAGGGGTGTTGTGAACAAATAATGTGCCAGCGCTTACATCATTCCACATACTATTGCGCTTGCCACGAAAGCTATTTTCGGTTACAATATGATTTGTATCTATCCCCCATAATGTTGGGGCTACATCAAATCTCCTGTTAAAAAATTGTCTTGGTGTATTGACTATCAAACAATCTGCGTCAAGCATTAAAATGTTGTCGACGCGTTGCATAGCATCTAGAATAGCCATGGCCTTATTTGTATAATGCGTATTTGCGATTTTGGGTCGTGCAAATATGTTATTAATAAGGACTCTCGTGTCTTTGATACCAAGATCTACCGCTGAATCTGAATAAACCAATATCTGTTCCATCTCCCCATTGTCTAACCAACTATTAATGGTAGACCTAAGACAATTGGCATAGCCAGACGAACAATATGTTATTATATGGTATCGCATCACGTCACATAAATTGGCGCTTCTACTGTTTTCCCCTTATTCGGATGAATCAGGAAAAACGATTGACACGGAGGCTGGAAATCGGCCTTGATTCTAATGGAATATGCGTTATATCCAACAACAGAGCCATTTACAACATAGTCGCTACCAGACATGCGACAGTGCCAATGCCCTAACACATCTAGGTCTGCTCTGTTAAATTTGTTCCATTGTGCAATAGCCTTGTTTAGTGGAATATGCACCCCGCCAACACCACCATTATAGCGAATGCCATCGCCGTGATGGAATCGGATTATCATATCATATACTTCGAGATAGCTAAAATACCCATCTGCAACCCTGAAGATAACTTTGGGGTTATTCATATATCTTGAAGCAAGAAAATTGTATATTAACCACTCATAACTGTTGATGTTGGCTGTTGACACCTTGGGTTTCTGTGTTGTTCTGCCATGATTGCCTATACAACATGGTATCACGATCCTAGAGAATCCACCATTTTCCAGTAGAAAATCAATTCCGCTAGAGACTAGTTCAAAAATTTTCAATGCAGATTGTATTGGCGATAACGAATTACTTTCTATTAACTCTTCGTGAATATGTCCAGCCATTAGGTCTCCGAGCAACGGAACGACAAGTGTATCTATCCTAGATTTTGATCTTGTCATTTCGATTAACTTAAGACCATTTGTCCATAGCCTGTTAACGCGATCAACTGCGATATCTAGATTGAAGTCGTTAACACCTTCGACCATTTTGGGATTAACAACCTCTTCAAGATGCCAGTCAGAGGCCACAATAAAGGCTGTTGAATGAGAGTCTGTGTCCCCACGATCAACTTTAATCCTGACGGGTTTTGTACTATGCACATGCTTGGATAACTCAATTATTTCTGTTATAGACTCTTCTTTTTTGTTTAACTCTTCGACCAACCTAGTGTATTTAGATTCTGTTTTTGTCTTTGCATCTCTTAGTTTGGCAAGTTGTTGGTCTATTTTGATCTGGTTTAACGCATCAACTGAAATATTATTCGTATTTGTGCCAGATGATATGATTGTGCGAGCCCGTGTAATAAGTTCTCTGGTCTTCCACATAGACAAACCAATGGCATCCTTGATCTGTTCTCTACTTTTACCGTCTCGCACCATCTTCATGACTTGTTCTAGCTTTTCCACAGAACACCTCTCACAAATTACATTGACCACCAGGACAATCGTTATTTGACACACCAGCTACAAAGTCGTCAATATGATCCTTAACATAACTAATTGGAACTGGTGTAAGCGGGCTTTCCCCCTTGCTTCCATCCCTATATATAGTAATACCTTTGAGATATCTAATGTTTCGCATCATAATTGAACTAAGTTCTTGAATTGGATAATCTTTTGGCAGGTTTATAGTTTTACTTATAGAATTGCAGACATGTTTCTGGCATACAGACTGAATCAAACAATGCTGCTCTGGAGATATGTCGTGTGCGCCTTCAAAAGTTTCTATGGATTTGCCAGACATAAGAAATTCTTGTAATAATGGATGGACAATAGTTTCCACACCATCCCCTTTTGTTGACTCGTGCCTATTGAATTTTATCTTATAGACAGGAGAAAATATTGGTTCTATTCCAGACGAAACGCCAGCCACAATGCTGATTGTGCCGGTTGGTGCTATTGTCAATATCGCACAATTACGTATTCCATATTCAAGAATTTTGTTTTTCATTTCGACTGTCAGACTTTTGATAAATCGCGAACCAACAAACTGTCGTCGATCTAGTTTTGGAAAAGATCCCTTTTCAACTGCCAAAAAAGTACTGGTCTCATAAGCCTTTTTCTTAATGAAATCCATTACCTTATCGACCAGTTTAAGAGCCTCTGGGCTGCTGTACTTTACCCCAAGCTTCAACATAAAGTCATGTAGTCCCATGACTCCCAGACCAATTCTTCTATATTGCTGTGCGACCTCTTTCATGAAGGGTAGCGGATAATCACTACGGTCTATTACGTTATCGAGAAACCTCACACTAACCATAACCGTATCTGCAAGCATTTTCCAGTTTACTCTGCCATTAATAACATGTGTGGGTAATACTATTGCTCCAAGATCGCACGACCCACCATGGTTCATGACTATTTCGCCACATGGATTTGTCGCTATCAGCTTTGTATCGTAGGCTATGTTGGACATCTCGTTTGCTAATCCAAGGTTGATTATTCCGGGATCGCCACAGTTCCATGCATTCTGAACTATCTTGTCCCATAGTTTCTTTGCTGGCATTGTTCCATACTGCGTTCCGTCCCAGGCGAATACAACATCCTTATTGTTCTTGACAAGTCTTAGAAACTCATCGTCGATTGTTACGGATATGTTGGCATTAGTAAGTTCATTTTCGTCTAGCTTTGCCTTCAAGAATTCTGGTATATCTGGATGCCAATATGGCAGAGCAAACAACAATGCACTTCGTCTATTGCCCCCACTTCGCAATTCATTGCAAACAGCATTGATGCATCGCATGAGGCTAACAGACCCCGTTGACCGTCCATTAGTGCTTTTAATCTTCGCTCCTCGTGGTCTGATTTTAGCAAACGACAACCCAACTCCACCGCCAGTTCCAGAAATGATGGTTACGCTACGCAGTGCTTCCCCCCACCCCTCCCTAGAATCTTCCACGTCCAATACAAAGCAATTTAACAGATGACCATGTGCTCGTCCAGCACCAGACCATATACGACCACCTGGAGAAAATCTGTTCGTATTCATTACGTCGTAGAATCTACTTTTGAATTCGTCTCTCTTGGTTCCGCATTCGACTGTGGCTACGCATTCCGCTACTCGCATACACGCTTGATCAAATGTCTCGTTATCATGTATCGCATAACGATCTTTGAATATTGTTAACGCGAAACCCGCTGGTTCATACTTGGGTAGCTGCATTTTAGTTCCCTTCTATGACACCGAAGATCGCATCGATGTTCGCACGTATTGTATCCATATTCATTTTCAACATCTCAATTTTAATGTCATGGTCTCTTAGTAAGATGCTCCTGGCTTCCCTATCATGCACATCATCAACAATGCACTTGGACCTTGTTGCACCACACACTATTCTCGATACACCAGCCGATATTAGTTTTGACAGACATCTAGAACATGGTTCTCCGGTGATATATGCTGTTGATCCCCTAAGTGACTTTGACGCATTTATTATAGCATTTTCTTCTGAATGTATCACTATATAATACTTTAGGGGTCTATTGCTCAGAATACCTTTATCATCTTTGGTGTTGGGTGGACACCCATTATACCCAAACGAGATTGGTCTGTTATGCTTATCTACAAATACACATCCATGTTTAGTACTTGGATCTGGACTTCGACGAGAAATCCAAAATGCCATAAATAGATACCATTCATCATAGGATGGTCTTTTTATATCCAGCATTGAACACTATTCCGCATTTCGCTTTTACCAGACATTGCGATACTATGTGAAGACAATAGTTCTAAATCGCTTCCATGTTGTTCAAGTTTACTCTTTATTAGTTGTTGTACATCATCAACAAGTTTCATTGATGTTGGATTTCCGTATGATGCAATATCCGCGCGCCTTAAGGCAAACCAATTAGTCATATTAGATAGCCCAACGCTGGCGATCAATTTGTCAGTCATCTTATCTGGAGAAAGCGCTACTGGCCATAGATCATACATGTGCGATCTAATTATTCTATCAATCGAAGAAATCATTTGATATTCAAACCCATGCTGCGTAAAGAATGCTCTGGCTATATCAGACGAGATAAGCTGATGGGACTTAAAACTACGACATTTACCAAGATCATGAAATACAGCACAACATACCGTAATGACATTGCGAACTTGCAAAAGGTCAACCACCCTTTGTGTGTGCTGGAAAACCGTACCAGTTCTTTGGCGAACATACATGCTTCTTTGTAGTTGTGAAATGTATGGCAATAATGCCTTTATTGTCGACTTATTCAACACGATGTTATTGATAATGCCTAGCATCAATTCGGGCTCACGTAGTATCGTGGATTTACATTACTAATAGCCGGTACTTTGATCGTCAGCAATCCGTGAGAACAGACAGTTTCGATATGTGTAAGATCCCACTTATTGTCTACGGGAGAAGTTTGATATTGCATAGGGACGCTACCGATAGATCCATCAAGTGAATTTATCTCTTTGGCAATAATGATCAACGATCTATCGTCGCCTATCTCAACAACAATATCCGTGTGCGTTCTACCCGGTACGGCAAATTCTACCATCAATAAATCATCATCAACAACAAACGGATTGAAGAGACAATTAACCTGTGACATACGACTCAATTCCATTTTTGACAAAACGGACCACAACCTTGGCGAACTCTATTTTTTCGGCGTTGTCGCCATTCTGCATATATTTATCAGTATATACCTCGACAAGATCTACAATTCGATTTCCAATGAATCTCAGGTGCTCTGGTAATTGAGATATAACCAATTCTCTCGCTTTTTGAAAATCTCTTTCAGGTTCAGAAACCAGTACGTCGTGTACGGCGTCAACATATCGAAGTAGAATTATGGCATCCTGTTGTGATACGTCATTTTCTGTTAGAAGTACGTTAATCGCGACGGACGTAATTATAGATACTTCGTTCTCGCTAAGACTATCTCTGAAATGATTATACCACACGTTCAGTACAACTATCAATAAAACGAAGATTGTCGCCGACACAATTTTACGCATGTTTTTCTCTATAATCTTATACACCAATGTCCTCCATTTCGCCTTCCTTAAAGTGATAGACAATAGAATCCATCGCGGTTACATGAGACACGCCAAGCATAGCAAGACGAAGAAAGAAATCTTCATCCCCGTACCTGACTATGTGGCGAAAACTCTTGCCAGCAATATTGCCCTCCGGATACATTCCGGCATTCAGAGCAATGTCTTTGTAAAACAAACATGGCATATACGCACCGCCCGGCCTCAACATCGGACGAGATACGCTTTGTGCCGCTTGTAAAAATGCATCATCATTAAAGTTGTCCGGATGATTACCGAATTCGCCATGATACGCACCAGGGAAGATACCGTACTTAGGATGCTTTCTCTCGAATAACTGTGAACACACAACGCGTTCTGGACTAGCATGTTTTAATAGATTTTCAAGCCACCCAGGAGAGAACAGACAATCACTATTTACCAACACCACTACAGGTTGTGCCTCAAGGATTGCCCTATTCCACCCCTTGTATACCCTACTAATGTATTCGGGCCAACCGATGCCAGCCCTGAATAGTTCATCTTCCGTCTTGCGATCATTGTTTTGAACAAAACATTTGATTCCGCGAGAACGTATGTGGTCGACTACGCTTTGTGACGGGTCATTGGCCACAAAGAAGAATTCTGCATCGCCAGACTGGATAAGCGGGGTGTGTCTAACGACCGAATCGTAAACAGCGTCGGCGAACCTAATAGATCTATATATCAATGAAACTATGCTTATTTTGCGCATTATTTCGCCTTTTTTATTTTCTTGCTACCGCCATCGATAAATGGTCCTTCTCCATCTGTGTTGTCGTCTATCAAATCGTTGATATAGTCAATCCATGTTATTAGGGCACTGGCCCTATCCCACCCCTTGTCAAATATCTGGTCTCTCGGATTTTGTCCAGGAACAAAATCTCTCCCTACGCCACCAATTACTACTGCTGGCAGGTTAGCCGCAAGCGCTTCCCACTCGACCAGGAAGAATGGAAGCAATCTTCCACAACACAAAAAGAAGTCCGAACAACCCATTAGTTCAGCAATCTGTGCTTGCTGTATCGCGCAGAATTGTCTTCCTCCATTGATATTGTATCTTTCATATGGACTTTTCCAGACCAATAACGGGAACACATCTGGGTGTTCAATGAAATATTGTTTCGCTAAATCAGCCCCTTTCATTGGGTGACTTGTTCCGCAATAAAATCCGACATTCGCATCGAGCGGGATTCCATATTTTGCCCGTAGCGCATTTTTGTCGTCGGCTGGCTTAAAGAGATCCGTATCTATACCTATCGGCAGTTTGTGTATTAATCCGAATGTAGCATAATAAGATCTCATCAAGTCGCTAGTTACCGTCTTGCGTTTAGCTGTTGAACATTTCTTTATCTCTGACAAAATGTGATCCCATGAACTTGATCCTAGCTTATCTTTCATATCTGGATACAATTCCCACAATAAGGCGATTGTGTTATCTGGGTGTTTTGGGGCACCCATCGTGGAATAGTGCAGCACTACGTCGTGGGGGTTAATCTGATCGGGAGGTGGGCATATTAATGTATCGTTCGGAAGTTCTCTATGAATCCATCTCCAAAATGTATCATCGTTAAACGAAGAATTTACCACTTGAGCATTTAGGTATATCACCGAATTGTCCTTTCGATTATCTCTACAATTCTTTGTGCTGTGTTTCCGTCTCCAAGCCACTCCGTTTTCATGCGATCTGGTTCGCTTAGTGTCCTGTCAACCCATTCAACATATCTATTCACATCCTTTTGACGAACATCATTAGCGTTGACCATAATAGAACATCCGAATACAACAGACTGTGGACGTTCGGTATAGTCTCTTGGAACCAAGACCGGGGTGCCAAGCAATGCGGTCTCTTCTTGCGCTGTTCCACTGTCCGACACTAGACAAACAGAATCGTATTGTGCTTGAAGAAAATCGCCATACCCCATAAGCGCAATCGGTGTGATATTGCCAAAGTCAAGTTCAGCCCTCTTGATAGCGCGCATCGTGCGACTAAATTTCAGGAACCTAACGGGTACCCGATAGACGTTGCCAAGATATTCTGCAAGACGGAGAATATTGTGCAGTCTATTCGGATCATTAATCGACTCAGGTCTATGTATATCGACAATGATTTGGTTTCGTGCGCTTGGCCGTTGCTTCAGTCTGTCGGCCAGTGGACTACAAACTTCGACTATCGTGTTGCCGACAACATGTATGTTTTCTGTCTTGATGTTTTCCCTGAGTAGATTGTCTCTGTAGTCGTTATGGTATGTAAACAATGTATCGGAGCAATGGTCGCACGTTATCCGATTGATCTCCTCTAACATACGCCTGTCTCCAGATCTCATCCCGGCCTCGATATGGCCTATTTTGAACCCTTCCTTCTTTAGCGGAAGAGAACAGCAAACAGAATTACTATCACCTAAAAACAAGATCAGGTCTGGTTTTAGGTTTTCTCTCTTTATGAGTTCAAACAGTCGCTTGGTTAGGTTTGACAACTGCATCCAATGACTTGGACTATCTTTTCCGACATCAAGATTATAGTCTGGCTGTCTAATATCGAATTCGTGGAAGAATGTATCTGATAGTATATGATCAAAATGCTGGCCAGTGTGGCATAAGAGGTGTGTTACTCGCATATCTAATTGTTTGTACACCTCTGACATTCGTATAAAGTCTGGGCGTATCCCAGATATCGTCATAACTACCGGCTTACTCATCTTTCATCGCCTCTTCGATTTGTTGGGCCAGCGGCCTGATATTGAACTTACTAAGAAATTCTGGATACACAGTGGTAAGTGTTCGATCAACAACCTTGCCAGCCACTACGGGAGTAATTACAGCAGGATCTTTTCTGTGTGAGTTGATCATCATAAGAAGATCGTACTTGCTTACGGTGTCGCTATGCAGATGAAACAGCCCTGGTTCCAACCAATTGTTGTCGACGATCATCTTGATACATCTTGCTAATTCATTTGTCGTCATACCATTCCACATGTGGTTTGTAAACCCATTGGCCTTGGTTTGGTTTAATAACCATGCCATCAATCCTTTGAAATTCTTATCTTCCTTTCCTATAATAGATGTTCGTATGACCATAGCTCTTGACGGTGCTTCGCCAAGTGATTTTGATCTCGCGTACAGATCTTTTCCGTCTGGCAAGTCGTACTCTGTATAGTTACCCTTTGTTCCTTCCATAGTACAATCTGTACTAATGTGGATAAGTCGACATCTCCATGACAGCACTTGTGGCAGAAGACAATTCAGGTTAAATGCCCTATTATATTCCTCTGGGGTTGGGTCGTCAGACAGGTGTTGACGAAGTAGTCCGCACGCATTGATTACGATATCGTCCGATTCAAGGGAATTGGCGAACCTATATATGTCATCCATTTTTGAAAAATCAAATTCCTTGGAACTGTACTTTTCCCATCCTGGAAACAGTTTGACCAATTGTCTTCCAAGCATTCCGGTAGCGCCAAGTATTATCATCGAACCCACCCTCCTGTTGTCAATCTCCGAATATAATCTACGTTGCTGAACAACGGGTCGTCAACGTTTCTTATTCTCTTTTGTTTTATTAGTTGCATGATTTCTGTGATGCCTACGTCTAGGTCAAGATCTGGCTTCCATCCAAGAGAACGATATCTATCACTAGACACACGATAATTACGCGCATCCTCAAAGTTCATGTCTACATACCTGATGTTAACATTTGGAATAACACCCTTGATGTGCTGCGCTATGTCGCGAATACGACAATTTTCCTTACTCAAATTGAACAATCCATGAATATCGTTTTGAATACCAAACGTCATTGCTCCAGCCACGTCTTTGACATGCAATAGTGGACGCCACTGTTCGCCGCCATTAACCACCAGCGGTCGTCCAGATACCGCGTTGCGAGCAAGGACATTCGCCACCAAATCGAACCGAATCCTGCTAAATCTATCACCTAATCCATATAAAGTACCAAGCCTGAAAACAAGCGCATTGCCGTTCCCCTTATCCAGGATATACTGTTCTGCCAGTAGTTTTGTTTCGGCGTATACTGACAGCGGATTAGGCGCGGCATCTTCGTCAATTAGATTGTTATTGATACCGTATACCGATGCTGTGGAAGGAAAAATTATTTTACCACCATAATGATCCACTAGCCACTTAACAGATTCATAATTGATGGATCTCGTAAGGAATGGATCTGTGGCGCACGCGGCATCCCCAACAATCGCGGC